GTGGTTTCATCACACATAGACCTACATCGATCGAACGATGCGCTCACCGAGGCGCAGGAAGCGCTAATCGCCCTAGATTCACGGGCAGAGGCCGCCGTACAGGATGCCCTCCCTCCGAACACCAGGAGGGCCTATGGGCTCGAGTTGACCTGCTTTGCGTCCTGGTGTGTGCGGCACGCCCTAGACCCCAATTCCGCGCCGCCGCGGGCCATTCGCGCGTACCTCTTCGAGCTCGCCGAAACAGGCAGGGATCCCAAGGACGTTCCGAGCGGAAAACCCAAAGGACCAATGGGGTACAGTTCGCTTATCAGAGCTCTTGCGGCTATTTGCCGCAGCTACCGTCGACTGGGGAAAGTAAGTCCGTGGCTCGATCCGGTGCTCGTGGAGACGCGCGACGCTCTAGGGCGTCTGAAGGGAACCGCAGCAAAGCGGAAAAAAAGGGACATAGGGGTCACCGGAGAGGGGCTCCTCTACAAGGTGATCGATCTGATAAGCGATGACGTTCGAGGAGTTAGGGATCGAGCGATGATACTCGTCGGGTGGCAGGGTGGCGGTCGTCGCCGGAGTGAGATAGCAGCGGCGCGCGTGGAGGATTTTCGCTCTGTCGAGCAGGGAATCGAGTGGACGATCCCTCGAAGCAAGACCGATCAGACTGGAAAATCGCTAACGGTTCCGCTGAGTCCTGTGGCGGACCAGCGCTACTGTCCGGTCGCATCCTTTCGTCGCTGGCTTTCCGTGGCGAAAATAGATCGGGGTCCCGTCTTCAGAGGAGTTGACATGCACACTGGCGCTGTGCTCACGCAGGCTCTAGCCCCGGTGGGAGTGGCTAGGCGCGTGCAGCGCTACGTCTCGCTGCTTGGGTTGGATCCCGCCGAGTTCGGGGGGCATTCGCTGCGGAGCGGTTTCGTCACCAGCGCCGCCAAGATGGGTCGGCAGCCTCACATGATCATGGCTGAGACGGGGCACCGAAGCATCAAGCAGATGAACGAGTACATCAGACGTGCCGGGCTGTTCGAAGAGTCTGCAGGGAGAGGACTGATCGACGAAGCGTTAGCAAAACGCACGGAGTCTAAACCATGAAACACGGATTGCACTGCGACACGTGCATTTGCTGGACGTACAAAAACCGTACCCCATCTCGAAGAAGGATATTGGTGATGTCGACGGTGTTCGCATTGAGCTCCGGCGTCTTCGCTGTAGCTCTCGGTATAGGCTCAAAAGCGCAAGGACGTCGAGAGGCGATCGATCGCTATCGTCAGGAATGCGTCGGCGGCGACAAGACGCGCCGCAATTTTTCACTGCTCTACGTCGATGAGTATCGGGCCAGTGATTGCGAAGAGGCTATTCGAATGATCTGGGGTGATCAAAGATGAGCGACGCTGAAGGTCGGCATGAGTTGAAACAGCAATTTATCGGCACGAGCGGAATGCGACCTCAGACCGAAGCGCGCCGGTACGTGTACGGTATCATCGACGCGATGCTCTCACACGAGAAGCCTGGGGATGGAGGATGGATCTACGGCGGCTACGAGAACGAGTTCGACGTGCGCCGCCTGAAGAAGGCGGTCTCCGCTGTCCGGAAGGAAATGCGTCGGAAAGCGGATCGGTAAAGGCTCTGCTATCCTTCCCGTCATGCCCCCCTCAGACGAAGAGGAAGGCCCTCCGACGCACCGCGAAGGACGAGGAGCGCAGTATCGACGAGAGACGGAAGCGTTTCTCGTGGAGAGTCTTGCTCCTCCCAAGAACCAACGCCGGCGCCTGTCTGTGCTGCCGTTTATCGTTGGCTTTGCAATCGGTGCGGCGCTCTGCTGGCTTGTATTGCTCGCCGCGCGGCTCTCAAACTAAAGAGCTACGGTGTGACCGTGTTCGACGGTCCTACAGACATGCCGGTCGGCGGAGTGTTGTACGTCGGGGTATAGGAGTCGGTTGCATCGCCCCCGAAGAGGTTCTGAGTATTGCTGCCGCGCGTGATGAAGCATCGGGTGAAAACGCGAGTATCCGTCACTGTCGTACGGCAAGCGTATATCGCGGGAGGCGAGATGGCTGGCACCGGAGGCTGCCCCGATGTCGTGCGGTTGAGGGTCATGGCGATGCCGTCGAAGAGGAACGTCGAACCCACGTGCGAGCCTGCATCGTTTTGAAGGAAACCGGTTCCCTCGCAGTTTGAAAGCGTACCACCGCTGATGACAACCGTTCCCCAGTCGCCCGCGGTGATGCCTTCCAAGTCGATGGCGACGCCGTCTGCGTGGATCAACGGTACGCCGTTGACTTGCAGATTGGTGATAGTGATGTTCCGAGAGTTAGCGAGCAAAGGACCGCTCTCGCCCTTGAAGAATCCTGGACCCTGCGCGCTCGGGTTTGCGGCGTAGCAGACATGGTCCATGACCATGCTTTCGATGCTGAGCCCGTCTGTGAGCGGCACCGTGACATTGTCTTTCGAGATCCCCTGCACGTAAAACGTACCGATGTACGAGTGGTGAACGTGATTCGATTCAATGTGAACCTGCGTTCCGGACCAGAGGAACGCAAAAGCGTCGCAGTGGTCGATCTCCACACTCTTCATCATCAAATACTGAGGAAACATCATCGTGACCCCCGCACCGCAGAACTGCATGTACGGGGAGATGGGGCCGGGGTAGGGAAAGCCCGTCGTCTTGATGGCCATGCCCGTTGCGTTCGTCAGGCGACAGCCTTCGAGCCACGTGCCGACTGGAGAAAAAGCGTTGCTGGTCGTCGCGGTGCCGTTCGTGTGTCTCGGGCCGGGGTCGTAGAGAATGCAGGAGACGAGAGCACCGTCCACGTCCACATTGAGTACCTTGATCCCTCCAGTGTAGGTGCTTCCGTACCCTAGCCAGATGCCACCGTAAGCGGTGCTCGGCGATTGAATGATGGGGTTCACGCCGGATCCGTACGCTTCAATCGTCAGCCAGGTTGACGCAGAATCGGCCGCCGCGAACGCTGCCTTTCGCGCGATGCTTGCCGCGAGACCAGCGATGAATTGGTCGGACAGAGTGTTTGCTGTCGGATCAGTGAAACCGTCCGTGATAAGCGCGGCATGGTACGCAGCGCGAGTGCCGTCACCATTCAACGTAGTGATCGCGGTCGCGAGCGCTGAGGCGTATGTCGTATCGAAGGTGGTTTTCGCAAAGACACCGTTCCCGTTCACGATGAACGGTCCGGCATACGTACCCCCGCGCTCGAACCGCACCTTGAATCCCGCTTGAAATGTGTAGTTCGAACACTTGCGAGCAGTGCGCCACGGCTGCGCCTGAGTGCCTGGATTCGTATCGCTACCTGTGAAGGCCGACACGTAGTAATCGCGCGCATCCGCAGCGATGGGCATCGCATCGTTAGTCGTTGTCTCGTACGAAATTTCCACGTGAGCGGCCCAGTTTGCCTGTGCCTGCGTGCCCGTCTGCTGCACCGCCATGCTGATGCGGTCGCCCGCATTGAACGAGAGCGAGAGCCCAGTGGTGAGCACGGTCGACGTGCTTGGAGGCAGGGACACGGAAACAGCCGTAGTCGTCCCGTTGATGCGAATCGTGAAACCCACCGTATCGGTCGTGAGCGCTGTGCCGCAAGAAATCTGAAGCTTTGTGATGGTCCCTGAGACCGGCATCGCCACGAATGACGAAAGCTCCGCCTGGGAGACGTCGCGATTGTTCGCGAAGTCCAGAAACCGCAAACTAGTAACGGCCGGAGCCGCGAGGCATCCCCATCCCCCGAGCACGAAAAGCTTTCGATCTTGGTAGTCTTCCGTCACGGCTTGCGAGCTAGAGGACGGATTTGCGAACGCCAACGTGGAAGTGTCCACCTGCTTACCAGGTAGTTTCATGGAGCTACCTCTGTTGCTGCGTAGGCGAGTGCCACTGAGCAGCTCCAGTTCGCCTGCGCCTCCGTCGAGGACTGAAGAATGGCGATGCTTAACCGGTCTCCTGCAGCGAACGAGATGGCTTGACCTAGCAGCGATACCTGATTCGTAGCGGCGGGGAGCACAACTGTTGCCGCAGTATTTACGCCATTCTTTCTCAGTGTGAAAGTGACCGTGTTCGTGGTCAGAGGCGTCACCACGTTCACGTACATCCGAACGACGGTCCCGGCGATTGGCATCCCAAAAAACGACGAGAGCTCCGTGGTGAGCGGATTGCTCGTGTTGCTCATGAACGCGAGAAAGCGCGTCGCCGCCGCTGCTGCTGCTGCGCCTGCGCCCCACCCTGCGCGCATCAGTAGCTTTCGATCCAGGTAGTCGAGCGTCGCAGGCTGGTCGGCCTGCGTCGGGTTCGAGAACGTCATGCCCGTGCTCGATACCTGTTTTCCTGCCGCGCGAGGCATTGCTCTTAGCTCCCGTCCGGAGAGGCAAATGCTAAAGACACCATGCACGCCCAGCTAGCCTGTGTCTGCGTGCTGCTCTGCTGCACAGAAATACTGAGCCGATCTCCTGCCACGAATGAGATCGCCTGATTCAGGAGTGAAACCTGAGCGGCGTTTGCTGCTAGAGTGACCTGGGCTGCGGTGTCTGCTGCGTTCTTACGCAACGTGAAGACAACACTGTCTGTGGTCAGTGGATTGACGATGTTCACCCACAATCGAACGGCAGTACCGCCGATAGGCATCACAACGAAAGAGTACTGCTCGGTGGGCTCCGGGTTGTCTCGATTGTTCGCGAAGTCGAGATACCGGACCGATGCCGTAGCTGGCGCTGAGACGGCTCCCCACCCCGCGATGGTGAGCAGTTTGGCGTCCTGCCAGCCCTTCGAGCACGCAGCCGAGCCCATCGTCGGTCGATCGAACGACAACGAAGGGACGTCGATTTGCTTCTCGGGCAACAGCATGCGCTATGTGCTCACGTCGTAGAGGAAGTCGATGCGGTCAGTGGATGCGAGTTGAAAACCCGCAACGGTTCCGTTCCAATAAAGCAGATCTCCGGCAACGATCGACTTCATCGCTCTTGCTGTCGTTCCTCCGTCTGCTGAAAAGTAGCAGTTGACGGATACCTTCGTACCGTCGCCGGTTAGTTGAGATAAGCCGTTTACGCTCACTCCAACGTATCCCCCTGTCGTACTCGATGAAGTCGGAGTGGTAGCAACTGCTGTTGCGCAAGCGAGATCTCCGTCCGCAACGGTAACGCTTGCAACCATGCTTTTGTTGGATCGGCTCCCGGTGGATTGAGAGCCGCCAAAGCTACCTGTCGGACCAGTAATGCCGGTAGCACCTGTCGATCCTGTTGGCCCTGTGGTTCCAGTTCCCGAGCCAGCTCCGGTCGGACCGGTGGGTCCCGTGGCTCCGGTTCCCGCGCCCGTAGGCCCCGTAGCGCCTGTGTTCGTCGCGCCGCCTGCGGGACCCGTGGATCCGGTGTTGCCGGTAGGGCCTGTGGGGCCCGTCGCGCCAGTGTTCGATGCGCCGCCTGCGGGACCCGTGGATCCGGTGTTGCCGGGGGTGCCAGTGGCTCCAGTCGCTCCGGTTGTTCCGGCGCCGGTGGGACCGGTTATCCCTGTCGCTCCGGTGGCGCCTGTTGCTCCTGCAGGGCCTGTCGCTCCGGTGTTGCCGGTTGGTCCTCCAGAGGGCCCTGTGGGGCCTGTAGAGCCGCCGCCAGTGGCTAGACTGCGCTCCGGGTACGTTTCGCTAGCATGGCGACCTCTACCGATTATGCGACCCAATTCGCACCTCTTTTTTCGCTAGGATAGCAGTCTCGCTTCTGCGAGAGCAAGCGCCCGCCCCAGCGTCGACGATCGTTGGTTGTAAGTTTCAGTTTTTTATAAAGAATTTCAGGTCAGACGGCTCAGACCGGCCCAATCCTGTAGCGCGCCGGATTTGGTCGCAGACTGGTCCGCAGCCGTCTTCCAACTGGATCTGGCGCCGGCAGCGATCGCCACCAAGAATGACGCAACGATCCCGAATGGGAGCCACGCCGGGATAGTGTCGTTTTTGCTTGCCATTTTTGCCTATTCACATCGGTGGGTACGGTGGGTACTTCGAAGGCGTCGGCGCGACAGGTGCCGTCGTTACCGTTGCCGCAGCGGTGACGGGCTTTATCGCTGTCGTCTTCGCGGGTATCGAAGTGACCGATTTCGTCGCGACAACAGGAGTAGCGGTGCCTTTCTTCTGCGCCTCGGCGTAGGCGACCAGGTCTTTTTGCTGCTGCGGAGAGAGTTTCGACAACGCTTGCAGGTCAACCAGTTGTTTCTGTTGATCTGGCGTCAGCTCCGACAACTTTTTCATGTCTACGAGCTGCTTCTGCTGCTCCGGAGTGAGCTTCGAGAGAGCCTGCAGGTCGACGAGTTGTTTCTGCTGTTCAGGAGATAGTTTGGACAGAGCTTGCAGGTCTAGCTGTGCTTGCGTTGGTCCTCCCGGCGCCGGCGCCGGAGGAGCTGAGGTGACGTTTGACGCCCATGGGAAGTGGGCCTCTTGTGATTTTAGCGCAGCATCGAATCCCTTCAACATGTCGCCGGTCAGCTGCGAACGCATTGCTCGGATCTGCGCTTCATTCACACCGGCGCGAGCGAATGCTCCGGACGCTAGCTGCAGACCCTGTCGAGCGACGTCGGTCGGCAACGACTTCGCAATATTCGCGAGTCCCGGGACAGCTTGAATCGCCTTCGCGCCGGTGTCGATGATCTGTTTCACCTCTGCAGGCGCAAGGTTCACGATGGCTGTCGTGATCGCATCTTGTATCTGTTTGCCGGATACCACCGCGAGACCGACATCGAACGCTTTCTGTGCCGCCGGCGGGAGCTGTGAGCGAGCGGCCTCGAGAACCGCCTTTCCGACGTTCTGTCCGCTTGCCACCTTCTTGGCGAGCTCGTACCCGGTCACCGCGAGTGCGCCGCCAGGTATGGCCGCCTTGACGGCCTCCTCGAGCGCCTGATCGATCGGCTTTCCCTCCGCAAGGGCTATACCCGCGGCTAGGGCTGCCGCAATCCCGGTACCGATGCCAGGAATGAAGGAAACGATGGCAGCCGCGTAAGGAGCAACGGCTTTGATTGCTCCAAGCTGAGACTTCGCAGCGTCGAGCAGCGCATGATCGATGCGCTCACCATGCGAAAGACTCACCGTCATGGAGAGAGGCGCAACTGCAGCACTGATCACTGGTCCGAGTACAGGGATCTTCGTGATTGCTCCGAAGGTGTCAGTGATGCCAGAGCGAAGCGCCTCGCCGAAGGCATCGTGCGGACCGTGTCTCTGAAGGTTTTGAACCTTCAACATGTAGTCGGCAAGCTTCTGATCGTTCTGCGTAGTAGAACTCGGATGCGATGCCGTGTACTTGTCGATTTCAGACTTGAGCGCCAAGAATGTGTCGCGCCACTTGAACAGCTCCATTTCGCCGGGCGGGTATCCGCCTTCGGTTCCAGATGTCCAGATCGCTTTGTTGGCAGTGTCGTAGATGACAGTGTTGCCGTCGTCTTGAACGATGAGCCTTGCTCCGGAGTGTCCTTGAGTGTTGCTTGCCCAGCATGGTCGTGACCCGTAAACGACCAGATTTCCATCGGTCCCCATAGCTACGTACTGTCCAACGCAACCCTTGTACGTACCAGTGCTCCAGATGGCCCCCTGAGCACCTAGATCGCGACTATACAGGACGAAGTTTCCGTCTGACTGCATCACGAGCTCGTAGTCGCCGTTCTTGCTGAGAAGACTCTGTCCCTTTTGAAGGGACTGTCCCGACTGGAGACTGTCACCAATCGCGCGACCTCGAAGAGCTGCTGCCGACAACGTGCCAGCGCTGCCTAGTGTTCCGGGGTACGGTGGGAAGTTCATGGCTATCCTCAATTCATCACAATAACGTCAGGAAAATGCTCTTCGGGTGGCGTTTGACGAAGCCAGCGTGCAGCAGCGTATCCGGCAGCGGTTGCGAGGCCTATTCCGACTAGAATTGTTCCGAACGGCACTCCGGATGGCCTCTCCGGAGTCGAGATGATGTGTTCGCTATCAGGCTGCACGGAGCTATCCAGCTTCGCCACAAGTCCCCAGAGCGGGGGGTAAGGGCTCCCGAGGTATTTGTCGAGCGCTCGCTGCCACCCAGTCTGGTCGCCGACGTCGGCAGCGTCGAGACCGCCGTACTTGTTGACGTAGTACAGCATGGAGCGAGCCCCGGCGCGAAGATCGGGGAACGCCAGAAATTTGAGCGGCTCGGAGACGTGCGGATTTACGAAGTAGGAAACGTTTCCTGAGCCGCTAGTCGTTACATTTCCGATATTGTTGTTCCACAACGCTTCGAAATTTCGGGTCTCGTTCGCTGAGAGCGCTAGCGGCCAGAGCCAGGAGCTCTTCGCCGGCGGGTAGTGCCCACGCAGCTCGCTGTACGCAGCGATGATTTCCCCGGCCACGCGGGACGCTGTACTGGGAGTGAGTTGGGCGGCGACCTGCATGACGAGTAGCCACTCGACTCTACAGGATAGTCAAGGACCGGTCGACGGCGTGGCTACGTGTGCAGTTTTACAGGTCTTTTAGCTTAAGATCGACGTCCGCCCGATCGAAGAATGCCAGATGCGCAGAGGCGTCGTTGACACCGAAGCTGGCGACAAGGGTGGCGTCATTCCAGGCGAGCCCAGCACAGAACTCGATACCGACGTGCTGGAAGTAGAACGGATCGGTCGTAGCAACGATCTTGAAATCTCGACTGAAAAGAACGAAGCGATGCAGGTACACGCGCTCCGGGCGCCACGCAACCTCGTGCGTGATGCATAGCCATCCGTCTTCGTACGGAATGAGCTGCGATCCGCCTCGCAGGTCAACGAGACATGCCTGGGAGCGGTGGTTGGCTATCGCGACGGTACTGGGCGGCGTGGCGTCGATCGTGATGGTCGGATCGCACAGGTAAACGAATTGCCCCGATCGTCCTGAGATCGGCATCCAGTTTTTTTGAGTCTTGTCGTGGTGCCAGTCTCGAATTGGTCTGATCTCAATGGCCCGCCATAGGGCGTCGAGTCGCGCGATAGCCATCTCGCAACGACCATCGGTGTTGTCGGCAAGATTTCGAACAGTGGTCGAAACGAAAAAATGATCCTTCCCTCGATACAAACGACAGTCCTCGAAGCCTTCCACGGGAAATTTGCTGAGTGTAGCGCCCGTGAAATCTTCGATCTCGTGTTCGTCTGTCGCTCTCCAGTCGACGTCCATTTCCAGAACGTAGTTACGTGTGCGGATGATGCCGCTGCCGTCGATCGTGGGGTATTGTCCGTCGGAGACCTTGTAATTGACGGTTCGAACGAGAACGAATCGACGACCGTCTTCGACGCATACAGACGGATTCATAGGTGCCCACCCGTTGCTCGGGCTCCAGTCGATCTCACGTATTTTTGCGCCGAACAGTTCTCGGGCGGATTTGGCGTAGAAGGTGAAATTCTTCCTGGCCTCCTCACGAACCAAACCGTTTGAATGAAGCGTCAGATCGGCACAGTCGGTTCGCCCGCTTGCCCTCATGACAGGCTGCTTGCTGTAGTACCCAGCGATCGAGATCTCTTGAGCAGCGCCGAAGTCGTAGACGTCGTGTTCTACGAAGAGGTGATCGCCTGGATACGGGATGGTTCGAAGGGCCTCAGCGAACAGCAGCGCCGTCTCGTTGCGACCAGTTTCTCTGTAGAACTTGGCGAGCAGCTTGAGCGACTCACCGCGCGACGGGCGAAAGTTGTAGGCGTCTAGGCACCACTTGATGAGATTCCCCTCGTCTCCGAGCTCCTTGTACGATTGAGCGATTCCGTAGTGCGACGCCCAGATCTCTTCGTCCCATCCGCCCGCGGCGATTCGTTTTCGGTACCAGTTGATCGCTTCGTGGTGACGCCCCGTCTCGCGATACGTTTGCGCGAGATAGAACATGTAGCGACCGTTGCCGGGATCTTCAGCCAGCCCATCGTTGAGAAGCCTAATGTCTCTCTCCCCCTTGTCAGACTTGCTCCCCCCATCGTTGATGTCGTTGACGGACAGTCCGTCCAAACCTCGCACTTCTTCGACGGACAGGTACTCGTGAGTGACCCCGAAGTATTTCGCTTCAGCATTTCTGTGAACGAGTCGAGTATTGGAGTAGCTGAGCGTTCCGTTGTGCTGCAGGATGGTATAGGCAGGGGCGTTGAGCTCGTCTTTTTTGAGGGTTCCCTCGAGCACCATGTCGGCGTCGATGAGCAGCGCATAGTCCCATCCGCCCGCAACACGCGCATCCTCCAGCGCCTCGTTTCTGGCTTGTGCAAAGTTTTTGAACGTCGATCTGCCAAGCGTCCCGGGCACGTGGTGTGCGATGAAGAAATTCTGAATCCGTTCCGGAGTGCCGTCCGTTGATCCGGTGTCCAGAATGCACCAGGTGTCGATGAACGGAAGAGCTGACGTAAGGCATCGTTCGATGATGGCGCTCTCGTTCTTGACGATCATCACCAGGCAGATTCGAACGGCGCCACCGATGAGCGAGCCGTCATGATCCGCTTTGTACCAGTCGAACTTCTGTCCCGCGCGCTCCATTTCCGCCCAGACGTTCACTTCCCATGTGAGCGTTCTGTGCGCTTCCAGCGTGGCGCGATGACGTTGCGCGAGACGCGGTAGGGTGTCCCGGTCAACAACGAAGAAGCCTCCGCAGAAGCGCCAGCTGACCATATCGGCGCTCGGACGTTCTGCGGCTTGTTCTGCGCTCCAGCACCCTGGAAAGAGAGCGCAGGAGGAGGGTGGAGCCAGTCGCCTCAGACGCTCGAGAAACGTTTTCGAGTCCTGGACAACCTTCATCACTCCGAAGTCGATCCACGCGAAATGAGTCGGTTCCGTATCTGAGTCTTGTGCCCTCTTGAGCAGATCGAGCTTCGAATTTTGGAGAAGCAAAAAGTCGCGAGTGTCTTTCGTTGGATCTCTGTGCTCCGGAAGCTTCAGGTCGCGATCATTTGCCCATCTGAATGCCGGCAACGAGTGCAATGGTGTCGGGATCACGCATACATTTTTGCGTCTGTTCGTGTACGGCAGCAGTTCAGTGTCCAAAAACAGAGTGACGGGAAGTCCGCACTCTGCAAGACAGTCGAACATCCGGAATTGCTGATCTTCGTCGACAGGTCGATCCGGCAGACGGAAAAATCCGGTCACCAGCGCCACCTTCGTCTTTCGTACGACGATCCAGTCATGAACGGCTTTGCTGTTGCCGCTCATGATGATTCGCGTCAGCTCCCCAGAAACCGTTGCGGACAATCCCAAGCGTCGTGCGCGTTCTAGGACATCTTCTTTCTTGAACCAAGACACGCCAGGGTACTGCCACTCGGTGAAATCGGAGCCGTGTCGAGGGCTGCCAGGAGAACCAACCGAGTTTCCCTCTGCGAGTCGTATAGACGCAGCGAGAACCCCTCCCTCGTTGAGCTGCGAGGCTGCAGCGACAAGAAAATCAGTAAGCTGTACGCTGGAAGCGTGGCTCAGGATCGAGTGCGAGATGATGAAGTCAAACCTTGACCCCGAGTCGACTCGAAAGTCCGATCTTGGGTAGAACTCGGGGCGCTTGTCGACAACCGTTGCGGCTACCTCCGGAATGCTCATCGAGGCCGATGCGAGCCACATGTTTGGCTCGACGCCTGAGTAGTTACCGACGTCGAGGTGCTGCATGATCGGAAATCCGGCCACGAGGGCACCGCATCCGATCTCGAGCACCTTGTGGTGTGGCTGGCAACCCAGTTTTTTGAGCACCTCGAGCTGCGCGAGACCTTCCTCTGGCTGAGTCGCGACGTAGGCGGTGGCGTCGGAGTTTTCCGGACGAAATGGAAGCGGTTTGATCATAGCGCCGCCTCGAGTCTCGAGCGCGTGATCGGGTCGAGTTCACACTTTCCGGATGTGTGCGAGTCAAGAAGGATGCGACACGCCTTTCGACGGACCTCTCCGTCGCCGGCGGCGATGCTGCGTGCGATCAGGTTTCGAATCGGAGCCTCCGGATTCTCGTACACGCCGGCGTAGTTCGTAATCATTTGCTGGTAGTCGCCGATGTACCAGTCGAACAGACCCGGATTGTCGTAGTGAACGATCTGAAATAGCTGCTCGTCGGCGTGCCCGTACCCTTCCGCTAGGCAACGCTGGAACACTCTCTCCACTTCGTCGCACACCAAGTGCATGTGCACAGCGCTGCCAGTGAAAAACCCGCTACACATCGAGCAGCCGGACTTGCAATTTTTGCATCCGCCTTCGCCAAAATATCTTGGCAGATCATCTGTAACTGCTCGTGGAATGTAGTCGATCCAGCACGTCGAAAATCTGTCTCGGTTCAAGCTGAGAGCTTCATCGAGGTGCACTAGGTTGTTGAACCCCATACGCTCTATGCAGATGTTGATCCAGGCGAAGTGCGAAGAGGCGAACGGATTGTCTGCGATGACCATCTTGAGCATCGCGTAGCGCGCCATGCAGAACAAGTAGTACGAAGCGGTGTTGCGAGGATCGGCGGAGCAGCCAGACTGGCCTCCTCGGTTCCGGATGATTTGGTCTCGATACTTGGTGAGCGGAAAGCTTTCGAACGACATCGGTATGACGAGCATGCGTTTGTGCAACCACTTCGGACGCATCTTCCAGATCTTCTCTTCGAGATCCGGGTCGCAGAACACGATCAAGTTCTTGTCGAGTGACAACACGGACGAGCCGTGCTCGTCGATGTAGTGAGTTGCTGGACGAGTGCGGATTGCGTCGTTTGCGTCTGATGCCTTCGTGAGGTCGAAGTACCCGGTGACGAGCGTCCAGTTGGACGTGTTATGCATTTTCTCAAGCTCAATGCGCTGGCTGAACGACACGATGCCGGTACCGGACCAGTGTCCGAGCATCGTCACATCGGTTCGGTGCTGCGGTTCGATGCGGTACCAGAGGTTGTCCCGCATCTGTTTGAAGTACCAGATGTCATCGAGCACGATGATGCCTCGGTAGTCGTTGGTTTGAAGCCACCTGACCATCTCGAGCTCGCGCGTTCCCTCGTGAGGATCGATATCGATCAGAATCAGAGAACTCTCGAGCAACGTGGCACGCCACCTAGCGCGCGTTGCCGGATCCCACAGATCCGCTGCCTGGGGGTAGATGTTGTCGCGTGAAAATCGACCACCGATTTTGTCGGTGATGTCGAACGACTCCACCTCCGCTCCGCCAAGCGACAGCGCGAGCGCAGAGTCCCCCTGGTGCGTTCCGATATCGATGATCGTTTTTCCGGGCCCTACGTGCAGTCCGAGAAGCGCGAGCAATCGGTAGTGCTCGCGCTTCCCGAAGAACTGTTCATGGTTCGCGACGTACGGGCGGAGCGGTTCTAGGTCGACCTTCTCGAGAAGGCCTCTGGTCAAGAGCATAGCGTTGGACGCTACAAGTCATTGTCAACAATGTCAAACAGATCAACCGAGCCGCAGAAAATCTGCTGGATCAATCCGGCGGAACGTTGCGCGACCGGAGACTGATCGCCTGGTCCCGCGGGCGCGACGGATTGCTCCCGCCGCTGTACTCGCTGTCGTATCCCTTGGTCAGCCCGGCATGCTTCGCCGATGCCTCGCGGTACACGGCCTCATCGAGGAGCTGTCGCGGCGCTCCGTTGGCGGAGTGTCCGTTCTTGTTCTTCAGATTCTTCAGCTTGCGTCTCATTGGTCAATCCTTTCAGTTCACTCTTGCAAATGTAAAATTTGCCGCCCCTCCAGGCAAGGCCCCGGCGAACGCGCATCGAATGGTGTCCGCGGCAGAGACCCTGCAGTTCAAGAATCCGCCGTTTCCGGCTCCGGCGCCAGCAAGGTCAGTGGTCGGGTTGGCGACGATACTGTCCCCGATGTTGATACCCTCGAGCTCCGTCCCGACGGTGCTCACGTCAACGTACCCAAGCGCATCGGTTGCTAGGACCGGCACAGCGACGGAAATGGTCGCCTGTGGCATCCTCGACATGACTGTCGGATTGTTGAGCGAAAGCGTTACGTTGTTCTGCGCAATCTGGAACCGAGTAGCTGAGTCGACCCGAATCTCGTCAGCTGTCCACGTGCAATCCTGTCCGGAGCTCGAGTATGCCTCGAGTGTCGCGCATTGCGTTTCACCCAACGCCGATGCAACGGCGAGAACTTCGTACACGTTGCAGTCGATCTGTCCGATCTGGGCACCGTCGAAAGACAGGCGCCCCCCGCTTACCCCTTCCTCTCCCAGGTCAATCGTGTTCACGCTGCAGGACTGGAAACTGATCGAAATATTGCTCGAGTTATCGCCCCCTGTGATGGTGTCGACCGTTGGGGAGGAACCGATTACGGAGGACTCTACGCTTGTCAGTATGGGTCTGTTTGAACCAGACAGGCCCACGATTGACATAAAGAGACCGGTCAGGTTGTCAGGAAGGACAAGCGCGCCGGCATTGTCACCGAAAAAGCACGGAGTGATGAGGAATGTGAGTTCGGCACCGATCAGTGTTCCCGGGAACACCGCGTCAAATGCTTGCTGAATCGTGGTGAACGGATGCTCGTCGGATCCGTCTGCTGGACCCGCATCTGTAGAATGCGGGTCGATGTAGAAAACGTTTGAGAGCGGTGCAGTCCCCCCTGATGTAGTCGAAGCTCCCCTTGTCGGGTACGCCTCGCTCTTGTATCCGCGTCTTCCGATGAGATGCGTCATTTTCAGTCCATTTCGAGCAGACGTATGAGAACCGCGTTTGCGAGCAGAGACAGAAAGCTGTTTGCGCACCCGACAATGATCGCGTCAACGATTCGACCGTGCCCAGCGACAACGAGTCCGAGCGCACCTGCCGTCACCCCGATCCAGAAACCGATGCACTGCGCGCACCCGAGCATCTCAGGCCAGATATTTCTGACTCTAGCCATGACGGTGCTGCGCACCATGATTAGCGTTGCGCCAATGACTGCAGCCAACAGAAGACATGTTGTCACGACAGGAAACCTCCTTGCTCGAACACCCAGTCCCCATCCGACGCCTTGTACCTAGCTAGCAGGAATCCTCTATTTCCTGATGGTATTACCCCTAGAATGGAAGACGCTGAATTGGTGACAGTTATGGTGAAAGATCCGAAAGAAGACTTCGATATAAGCAGAGTGTCTCCGTCGAGCTCTCCGCCGCCTACTAACAATTTTACCGTGAGAGGCGCCGTAAGACCTGGTGTCTCGTAGTGGTTTCCGGAGTTGTTTCCAGTGTACCCGGTGGTTGCACCGTTTCCGTTGAGAGATACGTTCACCGTGCCGGTGCTAGGTAGCGTAGCCCCTTCGACGCTTCCTCCGCTGTATCCGCCCTGAACAAGAACAGTGGTTCCGGCTGAGCGGGTTCCCCCTGACTCTTTGAAGCTGCGCCACGAAGGTCCGTCGAAAGAGGCACCAGCAAAACAAGTCAACAAGCACGGGTGATTGTTGAACTGAGTAGATCTGAATGTGGATCCACCTGCGTTGGCAGTAGTGATCGAGTTTACGGACAGCAACGAATTGTTCGAAACGACGGAAAAAGCAGTTATGTCTCCAGCGAGAACACTGCAAACGTTTACAAACAATGATGCGCTGTTTGCTCCACTTCCGGCTAGGAGTCCCACTCCTTGAATAGTTGCGTTCGTGAATCTGACCTCGGAAAGCTTCGTGGTTGTATTGGATACAAATCCACCGATCAGGATCAGTGACGCCGCTATTCCAGACGTCTCGTCACCGCTGAATAGTACGTTTGAGGAAGGAGCCCCAGCATCGTCGGTGACGGTGAAGGTTCCGGTAACGGTGATGTTGTGTACCGTTACGTATGCGATGTTTGCTGCATGAGCTCCGGCGACGTTTGTCCAAGACAGGTTTCCGCCGATGATGGTTCCCGTCGTGTACGCAAATGAGTCAGCGCGAAGACCGGTGGATGCGTAAGGCGGAAAGCTTACGTTCTCCAGATAGTTGTTCAGCGTAGGCATCAGCCAGCCTGTGTACATGGCAGATGCGTCGGTTACGCTGACGTTGGTGCGCGAAGCGATGAACTGAGCGATCGTAGAATACGGCTGAGCGATCGAGCCGTTGTGCGTCGCCGCCGTCGTGTCTCCGTCGATAAATCGTTGACGCGAAATCGGTAGCTGCCCTGGACCAGTGGCGCCGGTGGGACCGGTGGGTCCCGTTCTTCCGGTGGGTCCGGTGCTTCCGGTGATGCCGATCCCAAGCGGCCCAGTGAAACCAGTAGGACCCGTGGATCCCGTACGCCCCGTGGGACCTGTTGCTCCAACAGCTCCAGCTGCGCCAGTCGGACCGGTTCCGAGTGGACCAGTAGATCCTGTTCTCCCTGTTGGACCTGTCGCTCCAGCTGTTCCGGTAGCTCCGGTTGGTCCTGTGCCGAGCGGGCCAGTAGATCCAGTGTTGCCTGTGGCTCCCGTTGGACCGGTGCGTCCGGTGGGACCTGTTGCGCCTGTCGCTCCAACAGCACCGCCGGCGCCGGTTGCTCCAGTAGGACCCGTGCCTATTGGACCCGTTGCTCCAGTGAGTCCGGTCGCACCGGTCGCTCCGATGCCAGAGGGGCCCGTGGGCCCGGTGGATCCTGTTCTTCCTGTTGGACCCGTTGCTCCGGTTGCTCCAACCGTTCCTGCGGCACCCGCGGCACCTGTTGGACCAGTCGCTCCGGTGCCACCAGTGGCTCCGGCGGCACCAGCCGAACCGGTCGCACCGGTGACTCCAGAAGCTCCAGTGAACCCAGTAGATCCGGTTCTACCTGTTGGACCCGTTGCTCCAGTTTGTCCAATGCTACCAGTCGGACCGGTTGCAGCTGATCCCGTTGCGCCAGTGTTGCCTGTAGGTCCCGTTGCACCGGTTGCGGATGCGGTACCAGCAGGGCCAGTGAAACCGGTTGATCCTGTGGCTCCAGTGGCGCCTGTTGAAGCTGCACCAGTTGCACCAGTTGGACCTGTTCCGAGTGCACCAGTTGCACCCGTGGGACCGGTGTTCCCCGTTGATCCAAATCCGGTGGGGCCAGTGAATCCTGTAGATCCGGTGCGTCCGGTTGGTCCCGTTGTTCCTGTCGCGCCGGTAGGTCCAACGGATCCAGCGCTTCCAGTTGCGCCAGTCGGTCCCGTTCCAAGAGCTCCAGTCGCTCCCGTTGCACCAGTGACTCCAGTGAACCCGGTTGGACCTGTGCGTCCTGTCGGTCCAGTATTTCCGGTGCTGCCAGTGACACCGATTCCCACGGCACCCGTAGGACCGGTTACTCCAGTCGGACCTACGCCAGTGGCTCCAGTGGCGCCTGCTTGACCCGTAGGGCCAGTACGTCCAGTGGGACCTGTTGCACCTGTCGCCCCAACGGTTCCAGCTGGCCCCGTTGCGCCTGTATTGCCGGTTGCGCCTGGTCCTGTAGCTCCTGTGGGACCTGTTTGCCCAGTCGAACCAGTGACACCAGTCGCTCCCGTGGGACCAGTGCCGATCGGTCCGGTTGCGCCCGTTGCGCCCGTTGACGATGCGGCTCCAGCTGGTCCAGTGAATCCAGTCGAACCTGTTGCCCCTGTAGCTCCAGTCGCGCCGGTCGAAGACGCTGTGCCAGCCGGTCCCGTGGGACCCGTTCCGAGTGCGCCCGTAGGCCCCGTAGCGCCGGTCTGTCCGGTGGCGCCGGCGCCGGATGGTCCAGTGACTCCAGTGGCTCCGGTGCGCCCCGTGGGGCCCGTAATGCCGGTGGCGCCTGTTGCGCCGACTGGCCCTGATGGTCCGGTATTGCCTGTTGCTCCAGTTGAACCGCTACCCGTTGCACCAGTGACGCCTGCCGGTCCAGTTGGGCCTGTTCTTCCCGTAGGCCCAGTGGCTCCAGAAGCACCGGTGTTACCCGTCGGTCCTGCGCCACCAGCCGGGCCTGTTGCTCCGGTCGAACCGGCGCCCGTAGCGCCAGTGGAACCAGTGAATCCTGTTGAACCAGTGCGTCCGGTTGGACCTGTCGCACCTGTTGCTCCAACGGTTCCGGCGGTGCCGGTCGGTCCCGTAGCGCCGGTGCTTGCTGCAGTGCCAGCTGGACCCGTGAAACCAGTAGATCCTGTTGCGCCGGTCGATCCGGTCACGCCGGTGCTGCCTGTGCTGCCTGTTGGACCCGTACCTAGTGGTCCTGTGCTACCGGTCGCACCGGTGCTGCCGGTTGCGCCGGTGGGGCCCGTTCCGAGTGGACCCGTTGCTCCAGTCGATCCCGTTGATCCGGTATTCGCCGCAGTGCCAGCTGGACCGGTGACACCTGTGGCCCCCGTTGCACCAGTTGATCCTGTTGCGCCCGTTGCGCCAGTCGAGCCGGTTGTCCCGGTACCGGCACTTCCGGTTGCGCCAGTGCTGCCGGTGGATCCGGTGCTACCTGCACCTGTCGCTCCGGTCGGTCCGGTTCTTCCTGTTGCTCCAGTGACACCAGTCGCGCCAGTGGGGCCTGTATCACCGGTTGGGCCACCGGATGGCCCAGTAGGGCCCGTGGATCCGGCGCCACCATCGCTACCCCGCGTTGGGTAGGTCCCGGTTGCGTACCTGCCCTTGCCGAATAGCCGTGACATTTTTTAGGTTGCGAGAATTTCAGTGAGCGTGAGAGCAGTCAATCCGGCAGCATCGATACGAGCTCCTGCGTTACCCAACACCGTGACAAACAACCCGATGGTTACAAGACCAGCCGGCTGAGGATCGGAAACGGACAGGAAATTACAGGTCCTGAAATCTCCAACATCAAACGATTGCGACGCATTGACCAGCGAGAACAAAGGAGACGTGACGACTCCTCTTCCTGAGGCGACAGATCCGGTGAAACAAACAAGCCCCTCGATTTTGACACGAGACCCAGCGACCAGCGTGATGGACGCAGACGCGATCTGAAGATTAGGATCACCTTCGATCGCGGTGTACTCGGTAGCGTTCTGATCGAACGCAAAGGCCGGCTGTATGATCGGTGTTCCCTCCGCCCTTCTGGTCGGATAGGTCTCACCGATGTAGCGCCCTCTGCCGATTACTCGTGCCATTTTTTTCTCTCAGTGGGCGCTCAGGCGACCATCGAGCCTCCCTCTGAGAATATCCAGTTGGTTCCGTCGAATCTGGCAACAACGAATCCGCGACTGTTGGCTGGAATGGTTCCGATCGTTCCTGCTCCGGGACCGCCGTTGATGACGGCTATCGCATTGGCCCCGAGATTGGTTTTTGAAATGCACATGGTGTCACCGGTTGACTCTCCCCCTCCGGTCAACATGGTGACGCTGGCAGGAGTAGGACTTGAACACGTGTAATGGTTTCCAGAGTCGGATCCGGTAAAACCAGCCGTTGCACCGGTACCGTTCAGCGAAACGCTTGTGCTTATTCCGGTGAGAGGTGCCCCAGGCACGTCGCCGGCGCGATACCCTCCCACAACTAAAACGATAGTGCCGGAGGATCGCGTTCCTCCGGCCTCCATAAAACTGTCCCAAGAGGTGCCGTCGAATGTCGCTCCAGCAAAGCAGGTAAGCAGCTGCCCAGGAAACTGAAACGCGCAATCCTGAAAAATAGCGGGACCTGTGTCGGCGCACGTCAGAGACGCTCCGCTGAATACCGTTCGTACAGCCCTAATTCCGAGCGCGCTTACTTCTCCCGTGCATTGGGAGTTGTAGAAAACAACTGTTGCGCTGTTCGGATTGGTGCCACACACGACGTCGTCTCCGGCAACAGCGTTGACGAATGAAACGATGCCGAGCTTCGTACATGCGGACGAATCGAAAACACCTCCAAGGGAAGCGCTGAGAGGGCTTGGGTTGTCTCCTGAGATCAATACCTGAGAAGGAGGCGCGTTTACGTCATCGGTGACTGTAAAGTCTCCGATGATGCGCACGTTGAACACGGATACAGCGGCAGTGGGGCCCGCAGCCGGGCCAGCCACGTTCGCCCAGGTGAAGTCTCCGGTGATTTCCATGCCTCCCGAAGAACCACCGTCGGCAACAGAAGTCGCTCGCAGCTCCGTAGATGCGTACGGAGGGAATGCAACATCTTCCGAATACCCACTGGTTCTGGGCATCAACCAACCAACGTAGTTGGTGTTGACGTCTTCAGTAGATCCGCTTGGTCGCGATGCGATGAATGCCGCAATTGTCGTGAAAGGATCTCCAGCGGATCCGTTGTTTCCGGTCTGAGACGAGTTTCCGTCAATGAACTTTTGACGAGCCAGAGGCGCGATCGATGCGTCACCGCCTGCCGCAGACCCGCCTACCGGGTACACCGATCGAGCGTATCTACCCCTACCGATCACGAAGGTCATTTTGGTGCTTTCTGAGCTATTTCTACGATGCGTTTCACGGCTTCCGGGCTCAGCTTCACGACTCCGACCGATCCTATCTCGGAATCGTCGTCGGATATCTCCATGGAACAATCTTCGAAGATCCTCACCGTCGGGCACCGCTTGGACCCGCAGCACAGCAGCTCTTCGTGAATCATCTTCGGCATCGTTTTCTCCAGTTCAACCGGTAGATGCAGCTACTTCGATCACCTCGATCGATGAACTCAGCTCTTGTAGTACGGCTCCGTTCGCATCTTGAGCGATGAGCAAAATGGAAATGTTCGATTGAACCCCGATCGCTAGACCTGAAACTTCAGCCAGGAACGGGATCGCTTGACCGCTCGCGATTTCAGTAGATGGGGCCTCGAAGAACGGAAACGTTTGAGACGCTCCGTCCACTTGCACGAGCACCTGCAGACCAGACTGAGTCTCTGGGTCAGTGGTATCGTTGCGAGTAACGATCGTTCCGGATATCCGAACAACACCGGTGGACAGAGGTGTAATTGGAATATTCACACCCGGAGAACCCACCGCGACGTTCGACCATGGTAGCTGTATACCAGGATCGACATCGATCGTTGTGTCGGTACTGGGTCCTTCGGCGTAGTTTCGGGCAAACGGTCCGGACGAGCTTCCTCCGCCCCGGGGGAACTCCGGGTACGTGTGCCGCGCTAGTCTCCTGCCGCTTCGAAAGGACATCGCTTCACCCTGTCGATTCTTCGACTTCTTGCACCTCGATCGAAGACGACTCCTGAACGATTCTCAGAGTCGCGGAATCGCTCGTGCTTACTTGTATTCCGATCGCATACGCTTGGCCGACATTGAGCCCATCGAGCTCAACCAGCATCGGAACCACAAGACCACCGTTGATGGGCACGGTGAACGTCTCATTGTTTGGAAAAGCCTGAGCCACCCCATCCAGAAGGATCTGGACGACCGCATCCACTGTGTCGGCTCCAGAAGGGTTCTTGAACGTCATCACCGCCAAGACGCGGACTACACCCGTACTCTCCGGAGTGATCGTCACACTGTTCCCGGGAGCCCCAACGTCGACGTCAGACCACGGTAGCGGGGTAGTCGTCGTGATGTCGGTGTCAGTGGCCGGACCGACCGCAAAATTTCTCGCGAACTCATCCGGGGTAACGCCGCCACTTCTGCGAGGCTCCGGATATGTGTGCTGCGCGTACTTGCGCCCAATTCTAAATGCCATGGGTCGTCGTTCGCTCCCGCGCGGTTCGCGCTGCTTTGAACTCCGTCATCGTCATCGGAACGAGTTCTCTCGAAACCAGAAACGCGAGATACGAAGATCCAGCTCGCGTTGCCAGCAATCGCTCAACGGTAGCCTCCCAGTTCGCGTACACGAGGCTTTCCTCGAGCGCGTCCCATTCTGGGGAGTCGAGGTAAACGTTGCACGCCTTGACCGCCTCGAGCTGCCCTTTCGTGATGACTACCTGCATGAGGATTGCGCTACCTTCGCTTTTTCTTGCTGGACTTTCGCTTCTTGGCGTGATGCGTCCCGCCAGAATGGTGTCGCGTGCCCTTCTTCTTGGAAGTGGCCACAGCTATCACTCCTACGAGCGCAGCAGCCCCGAGCGCTCCGGCGACGATGGCACCGGTAGACAGCTTCTTGTCACCGGTCGTTGTCATTGACGCGGAAGTAGAGGGAGGGGTCACTGTCGGCTGAACTGGACCTGCCGGAATGACAGGAGCAGCAGCAGGCGACGTAACCGGCATCGGCGCCGCTGGGGCAGGGGTCGGAATGAACGTCGGTGCGCTCGGCGCGGATGGCGTCACCGCCGGCGCCGCTCCTCGACAGTTGCTCGATCCGGTGGGACTCCACCATGACGGTCGTGGGGAGCATCCTGCGGGAGCGTTTGGAACGTAATGACGCAGCGCGTTCGCTGTGTCGTTGCCGTATTTCCCGTCCACTGTCACACCGAGCACGCGCTGCGCCGCGCAAACCAGCTCGGAGTTGGACGGAGCGCACGGATCGGCAGACGCCAACGCTTGCAAAGCGATGGGCACCGGTGCCGCTCCGGGAAGCGACGTCGGGAGCGACACTGGAGGCATCGCCGGAACCGACACAGGAGTAGCTACCGGAGGCGGTAGCGACGGCATGGGGAGCGGTGTGGGGGCCGGCAACGACGGAACGGCGCCGCCTCCGCAGTTGCTCTTCCCGGTAGGAGCCCACCACGATGGGCGTGGACTGCATCCAGCCGGTGCATTCGGAACCAGCTTACGGATAGCTGCGGCGGTGTCTGCGCCGTACTTTCCGTCGACCGTGATTCCGAGCGCACGCTGCGCCGCGCAGATCATGTCGACGTTGCCGGAGTAGCACGGGTCGATCGTGGCGATCGCCATCGCCGCAGCAGGAGCGCTCACGGAAGGCAGAGACGGCAACGATACCGGAGTCACCGTCGGCGCGGGAAGCGGTGCGCTGGCCGCCGGAGCCGCAGGGAAAGCGCCACCGAGCGCCGCTGCCCACGACTTGGGACCGACAATGCCGTCCGCCGCAAGCCCATGTCCTGCCTGCCAGGACTTCGTCTTCGCGGTCGTGTTCGGTCCGAAGATCCCGTCGACACCTGATCCGATGATGGTCTGCCAGAGAGCCACATCCGGTCCTCGGCTACCCTCGCGGATTGTCGCGTGAGCAGCAGCCGGATCCGCAATCGGAACCGTTGCGCCGACACCGATCGGAACGCTCAGTTGTTCTCCGACCCCGAGAGATCGGAAGGTGCGCTGTCCGGCAACCATCGTGGTCGGCTTGTGCGGATTTGCGGCAACGATTGCGGCCGAAGAAACGCCGAACCGGCGACCGATGATTGCCGGCGACTCCCCCTGCCGAACGCGATACGGAAACAACGTCATCGAAAATTCCCTTTCAGCGCTTCTTCTTGTGCGTGGCGAGGTAGAGACCGCCGCCTATTGCAGCTGCGACCCCTGCCCCGATACCGATCATGGCGCCGGTGGAGAGCTTCTTCTCCCCGGTGCCAGTCTCTCCCGGAAGAGACGTGCCCGGAAACGGATCCGGGAAATCCGTGGTTCCGAACGTCGCAACGACGGTACGGAGCGCGTCTAGCGTCTGCTGGTCGAAGGTTCCGTCCGTGCGCAGCATGACTGGTTTTCCGCTCGCGTCAGTGAGCTTTCCGCCGTAGTTCGCGTTGAACCACACCTGAAAGCATCCGGCCGTCGCCGTGATGACAGCGGGGTTCCATGTTGGGCACTTGCTTCCCGTCGTGGACACGATCTTGTCGTTCAGCTTGCGCAAAGTATTTGCGACCCACGTCTGCTGCGCAGCGCCTAGCTTCGACCAGACTTCCGGATCTCCAGCAGCCTCGAGCGCGAATCCGAGTGCGCCTCTTCCGCCAAACAAGACCATGTCGCCGACACCTGCGACGTATCCGGCTGACTGCCCACGAACGGTCGAAAGTGCCTGCTGGGTCCACATTGGAATCACTCCTTTTGAACAATCTGAGTACCTGGAAAGTTTTTCTTGCTGAATGCAGTCAGCGCGACGGAGACCTTCATCAGTAGGTCCCTGAGTCGCAACGTCGTCGATGAATCTCGGGTGTCCGTACGCTTGCGCGGGGGTCATGGGAACCTCAGTGAACCGCTGGTGCCAACCTGGCGCGGTCTCTCTTGAAAGAGCCCAGTGCTTCCGACGAATGCAACGCCCATCAGGGCGCCAAACGCAGCGCCGGTTCCGATGATCGGACTACGGTACTGAGGTTTTGCGACGAGAGACATCGCTGCGCCCATGCCAGCGCCGAAGATCGTTGGGATGGCTACGGCTTTCGCCATAGCGCCCCAGTCTCGACCGTCCTCGTTGGACACTCCACTCATGGCACATCTTCTCCGATGTTTTGGTCGAACACGAGCGCTCCAGCGATCGTCCCGTACTGAGCGAACGCCGGCCATGCCGCTACGAACTGATCCTCAGGAGAGAGTGACGCGAGCTGGTTCGATGTTACCCCTCCAGCAAATACCGGGTTCAGGGTCGGATCGTTTTGCCGTACGCTCGCGAAGAGCGCAACGTCACACGGAACCGGGAGCGGGATATCGAGAACGCGCTCACTCCTGGTGGTCCGCCACGGATACCGGAGCTCGTGAATGTTGCCGAGAGACGCCGCGAGCGGGGTGCCCCACGGACGTCCGCCGTTGGGCGGCGCGTACGGAGCGGCAGTCTGATAGATCAGCGCCGGAGAAAGCGCGTCCTGGTAGATGAACCCGTCCGCGTTCGCAGGGTTTCGCGTGTCACGCTGGACCTTGTTGATGATCATCACGTGCCACGAGATGTCTCCGTCGAACGGATGCCAAAGCGGAGAAGTGATCTCCTTACGCAACGTGACAGTCGATCCGGTGGGAGGGCCGCTGGCGAACACGTCATCATCATCTGCCGAGATGCGGGCAACGAGCTCCGCGTACTGGCGGATTCCGACTAGCCTTACCCCGAGATTGTCAGAACTCTGCTCGCCAGTTCCGAAGCTCGCGCGAGCGAGCATGAACAAATACCGAGCATCGCCGATTGAAGAGCTCGGGGCAGCAGGAACCACTAGGCCCGTGTAGGCGTTCGTGTTCCAGGGATCGCTTCCGATAAACTGAAACTCGGAGTTGGGTCCGTTCGTGATGAGCTCAACGCGACCGTTGTCGAGCACCGAGCGCAATCCGGCTGCCACCCCACCAGGGTGCTTCTGCAGCCGGATCACATTTTCGGTGCGGGAGCTCATGGATCATCTCTGCGGGAGCAGGTTCATCAGATCGGGCGTGTCGATCCCGATCTTTCGGAGAGCGGCACGAGCGTCCTGATCGGACATGTCGTCGATCGTTTTGTCGTTGAACTGCCACCCGAGAAACGAGATCGTTGCGCTGTACGGAACGCTAGTCGGGGTGTCGGTGAGAATCGCGGCGACCTTGACGTTGCTCTGCTTGTAGAGCGGCCATCCCTGAGGCCACGTCACAGCGAACACGTCGGCGAGGTTACCGAGATCGGTGAACGAATCGTTGATGGCGTATTTTGGACCGCCGTACACGTCCATTCGAATTCCGATTCCGGTGCGCCCGCTCTGCTTGAGCTGGTTGAAGTAGAGGCTCTGGAACGGCGATCCGGGAAAACTGTTCGGCTGCGACAGAGCGTACGAGACGCGCTCGATCAGCGTGTCCTGTGTCAGGTTGTTCTGAAAGCTCTGCACAACCGGCGGAGCATTGACGGTGCTCGAGGAGAACTGGATCGGAATGTCGAGCACGACTGGTACGCGGGGAACGCCGACGACCATTGCGTACGCGACCCGCGGCGCGTACAGGGCGAGGTTTTTCACATCGTGGTCACGGGGCTGCATGCGCGGAACTCCTTCTAGATGCCTGAAAACGAAACGAGCGGCGCGACGCTATCCGCCACGCCGCTCGTGTCTTTACGGGGGACTACGAATCAGCCCTTCGACGGCCCGATGACGCCGGTGCTCTCGCACCACGCCTTCCAACCGCCCGGCATTTCCCAGCCCTTGATCTTGATCGCGAGCTTGAGGATGCCGCCCTTGTAGATCTGACGGCACTGGTTGACCGACTGCTGGATGAGCACCGGAGTCGCGTCGAGAGTCTGCTCCAGCATGACGTTGTTCGCGCCGGAAGCGATCGCTCCAGCGGTCGGAACGCCTTGCCCGGCCGCTCCGCCTACCTGGGTGAAGCAGGTGAAGTTCTCGTCCGGAGAAACGTTCGAACCGAGCGCGCCGTTGTTGATCGTGACGGCCTGGAGCATGAGCGCCTGGTGCACGGCGTCCTGGACGATGAACTGCATGCCGATAGGGATCCCGCGCTCGAGGAAGCACGGGCTCTCGACCTGCCGATACATCTGCCCGCGGCAGCCGTACCCCTGCCACCGGAGACCACCCCAGGTCACCGGAGCGAGGTCGAAGTCCCTCGTCGGGTGGAACACGCCGACGTTGCTCGTCGCCGACGTGCTGTTCACGCTGCCCACGCGGCGGAAGTTCGCCGGGAGGAACACCGTATTCGAACCCTTCGAGCGGTACGTCGCGTTGACGGCGGCCACGAACTCCGCGATCGCTACCTCGCTCGTTCCTGCCGCTTCTGCGTCCGCGAACGAACCGAAGTAGGAGACGTCTGCAGCGAGCTCGTTCAACACGAGTTCGCGCTGCGACGTCTTCCACTGGAACTGGTAGGCGTTGATGAAGTTCCAGCCTGCACGCCAGACGTCGACACCGAACTCGAACACCGCCGGAGCTGGGGCAGTGTCCGCGGTGGGGCTCGCTCCAGCGAACTGTCCACCGAGCGCACCGTTGAACAGATCGTTGTCGGTCCACACGTCCGGAGACGGAGGGGGAGTCGCGCTCGCATCGGGAGCCGCGAACGAGTTGCCGATCGTTGAGAAGCTCATCGGCTCATGGAACACGTGCACACCGATACCCTGAGCAAGGATGTCCGTCTGGAGAATGCCGTTGATGAGGAACGTCGAGTCGATCGACGCCACTCCGGGCACGCTCGAGGAACCCGAGAGAAGGTTCACCGTGTCACCGAGGGTCGAAAGAGCCTCGTCCGCCGTGAGCGGGAGAGGAATCGTCCACACGACCTCTTCGATCACGGGGATGTTGCCGAACGAGCAGCGCAAGCACTTCTCGCCAGCCCCAACCGTTCCCGGCGACTCACCGAGACCGAACTGAACGCGCTTCACGTCGCGCGAGTCACCGAACCTCGAGTTGCGCTTCCCGAGAATCGCCGTTTCCTTCACCTTGCTCATTGCTGCCATGTTCCGTCTCCGTTGCTCGCCGTTTCCTGGTCCGCCGCGAGCTTTTTCCGATTCTTTGTTGACTTTGCGCCGCGGACTATCCGCGGCGCGATTGTTGTGTGTCGATCAGCTCTTGATCACGAAGAGCTGATCCTCTTCTTGCTTGTCGCCGATGAATCCGAGGAACCGGTTGTTCTCCCCGATGCACCCGCACGACGGATCCTTGTGAGGGGCCGCTTGCGGTCCGGGACCGATGTCCGACGGAGGGCCAGGCGTCCAGCTCAGGCCCGGTTGACCTGGGTTGCCGTGACCGGCCGGACCCGCCATGCCGGCGTTGCGCGCGATCACCTGAGCCGCTGTCGGGTAATCGCTCCCGGGCCCACCTGTTCCCCAAACGTTCTGCACGGAGGGGAACTGATCGTGCACGCCGGCCTGTGCCCGAAGCGCCTGAGCAGCGTCCGGATACGGCGAGTCGCCAGCGAGCGCGAACGGACCAACGTCCGGAGCTCCCATGCCGAGCTGCTGAGGAGCGCCAGACAGCGCACCCGGACCCGACATCGCGCCCTGCTTGAGGTTGATGGCCGCAGCCACCTCCGCAGGGTACAGGCGGGCGATCACGTTCTTCTGCAACGAGGGAACGCTCTGGTCCTTCGGCAACAGAAGCGGCATGAGCAGGTTGTTCCACAGCGTCTTGAAGAGCGAGACTCCCGCACCGACGGTGATACCCTCGAGCGAGGCACGCATGTACGGGTTCCGCACGTACATCGACGCGAACGCAGGGACCGCCGTCATACCGACGCCGGCACCGATGCGCATGACGTTCGGCTTCGCCGCCACGTTGAGGGTGTTGGCAAGAGTGCCGGCACCGCTCGACGTGAACTTGTCCTTCGGCGCTTCGGTGCCCGCGGGGTTGTACGTCGCGAGCAGGCGATCCACGCCGTCCGCGACCACGAACCCGATGCCACCGGAGAACACCGCCAGCATCAGCTCCGCGGCTCCCATCGACCCGCCGCGACCGGCGCGCATGATGCTCGAACGCATCCGACGACTCCGGCGACGACGCGACGACTTCACGACGCTCGCTCGCATCTTGCGACGCCGACGACGCCGGCGAGGCGCCATCACCATCGTCTCGCGCATCTCGCGCGTCCTGCGCGACCGACGACGACCGCTCTTGCGACGACGACGCGCGTGGCCCTTCTTGGCGGCCCGACGATGGCCGGCCGGATTTCCGTGCCACGCTTGAACAGCGCGCACCTTGCGGCGCCGACGACGACGCTTCGGTGCCTCCATGACCATTGCCCGCTTCCTACGGGCGCGAACCTTGCGCGCCCTCCGCTTGCGACGCCGAGGAGCTGCGACTGCAGCACGAACTCGCCGACGACGGCGACCCTTGCTCGACTTCTTGGTGGAGCGCTTCTTGCGGCGGCGAGCTTCTTTGGTCTTTGCCATGCTTTCCTCTGGACGGATTACCCGGGCGTAACGACTCCCCATTTGGTTCCGTGGCCTCGAGCTAGCAACTCCGCGTCGCTTCTCTTCGAGATCCGCCAACCGATCGTCGTAAAGGCCCATGTCACGGGGGTTACAGTTAGCAATCCTTTCAAATTCGGATCTCACGAGTCAATACAAGCCCAACGCATGACCGTTGACAGATCCCGAAATAGTGCACAGCTATACGCCTCGAGCACTGCGCAGATACGCCACTAAACTCAAGTAACAACAAATAGTTACGAGAATCTGGCGCGATACACCTACACCGTGAATTGAGGCCAAAATTAGGCCAAAAGATTCACGTACCGTGTGACACACGCGACATACGATCGTACAACGATCGCCTTACTACCGTATTCCCGGATACCGCAGATCGAATCGTTGTGGAGGTCCGCTGAGAGTTCCAGGACCGCTCATGCCGACGAAATCCCCCTCACCGCTGTCCTTCGCCTGCTCACCAGGCTCGTACCAAAACTCGCGCATGTGAGGAGGAGTCTTCCCTGCTGGAAGCTTCGTCGTGCCGTCCATTTTCACCCATTTGTCGAGCTCGTCTTTGAACGCCATGAACACGTGGGTCGGCGTGTCGTAGGGTTCTCGATGACTCGAACCAATGATCATCGCGTCGATTCCGATCGACATCATTGCTGCGGCAAGCGTGATTGACACTTCGTCGCAGTCTGCTCCGACGATACAAAGACCACCCTCGTCGAGACAGAGTACCTGTTCCGGCTTTGCCATGAACTCGCCCATCACAGGATCGGCGACGTACGGAACCTTTTTTCGAAACGCATCCAGGATCACCTGACCCTTTTGTCGATGCGTTCCGTTTACCATCTTGGCCTTGTCGAGCTCCTGAGTAACCCACGCGCGCAGGCGCGGACTCATGCGGGCTTTCCATGCTCGCTCGGCAACCTCGCGCAGAGAAACCGTAGCCCCCTTCTTTCCGGCAGGGTGCACCCGTTGGTCTGTTTGAACTCCGTCGATGGGTCTGTCGATCATGTGCGTTGTTTCACGAGGTAGTAGGCGCCACCAGCGGCGCTTGCGGCCAGTAGAGCGATCAAAGTGACGGAGCCTGTGCTGATCTTTTCGCCGCTCGGCGCATTCGATGCCACGAATGGAGGCGGAGAATAAGGAGGCGGCTTTGGCGCAGTCGGAGTTGGAGTGATCTCGACCGGATCGCACGGCAACGGAGCGCCCCCGAGAACGTCCGCCAGAATTTCCGCTGTCTCTTGTTCGTAGTTGCCCGTGTTGACCGGAATTTTTGGAGTCTGAGTGGCGTTCCAGGCCGTTTTGAAGGCATGCACGGCAGCGTTGACGGCGCTGCCTGCGTTGCCGATATTTGCGCAGTAATTCGGATCTGTTTTGATCGCTGCTGCAGCAGCTTGGGCAGCAGCAAGCACCGCTGGAGGGATCTGGGGAAGAGTGGAAGGCATCGTTGCTGCGGGTTCCCCGGAGTACGCCGCCTGCAAAGCCAATCGCACGCTACCAATCGCCGCAGACAGAGAGTTCTGCGCAGCGAGTCGAGCTCCCATCGCCGCCGATTGGTCGCCCGCGGCGAGGGCTGCGGCCATGACGGCGGCACTGGCCCTCGCGGCGGCCGTAGCCGCGTGTACATCTTTCGCGCGCGCGACAGCAACTGGATTCGAGCTCGAGTCAGCAGTTGCCACAGATCCGTCAATGAGTGCAGTCGCCTCCGGGACCATCTGTACGAAAGACGGATCGTCGATCGTTGCCAGAGTGCCGATGAGAATGGTTGCCGTATCAAGATCGGCGTAGTCATTCAGCACACCAGCGGCGGCGAGGCCCAATGAAGACGGTGTCACGCCATCCGTGTACGGAAGCGCCGCGAAGTATGCGCGAGGGCGCGTGTCGAGCTCGCCGTTGTGCCACTTCTCGGGGATCTTGAGCACCTCCCCCGGAACAAGCGACGCGAACGTCACAAAACCGTTCTGGTGCCTCACTACTGGCTTGTGCGGATTCGCTCGAATCAGATCGATCGCGCACTTCGGACACCCGGCCATGTCATCCCGTGCCGCGATACTCGCCGGACTGTCGCCAGGTCGTACATGGTAAAGCACCCCAAAAGACTACGCGCGTGGTCGGGGATCCGTCCAGCTTCCCCGAGATTCTTCAGTAAATCTGCCGTTGCGGCTGGTGAACTACTGGCTTCCCGTCGCCGCGTGAGAGTCGTACCCCCTCACCCTCAACCGCCATACGTACAAGAGGAGAGCTCAGCAGACCCTTCAACTTGACCGCAAAATCGTGAGCTTGATTGTCGTCGCGGGCGTCCACTTCGACGCTCATGGCGATCCGGTACTTCACGGGCTACTCCTGTGTTTCTGGCGGCGCTCCCCACGACGCTTGCTGTGGATGCTGACGAATCGGTGGAGGCATTTCTGTAGGAGGTGGCGGAAGCTGGCTCTGATCGACCGGAACGGCCACCATGCCCGGCGGAGGCTGGTATCCAGGAGTCATCTCCACGTACCCGGCCGGAAGCTGCACACGAACGTTCTCGCGCCGCTCACGAGCCCTGTTGACGTTGTCAATCTGTTCGCCGCTCCACTTCAGGATCTTGTCCATGTTCGCCCACGCCGTCTCCATTGGGCGAAGCGATCCGTCCTTCTTGTTGACCAGGATCTTGGCGGCTCCAGTCTCGATCACTCGTACTGGACTGTCGTCGTCATCCGAGGTTGGCGCGTGTGTTCTCTCGGGAGCCTCTCCTCCAGGAATCATGCTGCGAAACTCTTCGAGAGCGTCAGACGCAGAACGAAGAAACGAGATCGAATCCCGAAACTGTTGCGCCGGCGTCATCGGTGGAGGCGGCGGGGGGACATGACGTGGCGGAGGAGGAGCGTCTTCATACGCACGACGATACATCGGCGCTGGAGCCGGAGCGTGTCTCGCCTCTTCGATGCCTAGCGCTTGCGATAGCTGCTTGAGCTCGCGAACGAGCGTAAGAAGCGGTTGAACCTGCGAGATCTGAGAAACTGGTGGAGCCGGAGCTGGCGCTGGCGCTTGCGCCGGTGCTGATTGCTGCGGCTGCTGTTGCATTTGCTGCATCTGCATCCACATCGCGAGCATCTCTCGGAACATTGCCGGATCCATCGGAGGCGTCGGGGGCGCACCCGGAGCCGGGGGAGGTTGCATTTGCCGTTGCCATGCCTGAAACATCTCGAACATCTGCTGAAACGAGGAAAGATCGAAGCCTGTAGCAGGAGCAGGGGCCGGTGCAGGCACCACGACAGGCGTCTGTTGCGACGGTGTGAAATTGGGAGGAAACCCGCCTGTTGGATGCGGCGTGTACGGAGTCGATTGCGGCGCTCCGCCCGGCGGATACCCGTTTGGCGCGTACGGATTGTAGGTGTTCATTGGCGGTTGGCCTTGCTGCTGTTGCCCAGGCGGGCGCGTGTCAGGCATCACGATCCGTCCGGTGCCTCTGTACTCCTTGCGACTCGAGTCAATTACTTTGACCTCGTACTCCGCTTCGGGGCTGAATCCGTGAACTTGCTGCTGAATCGCTGCATAGAGCTCCACACCGCTACGCGGACGACTTTGAATCACGTGCGTCACCGGAGGGCCTCCGGTGAGTCTCTTCACGATCACTTCGACTGAATTAGCGCCCCACGTACGCAAAACCATGTCGTAGATCGCAATCGGATCGTTAGTGTTGAACGCAACCTTGGGAACGTTTCCCTTCTTCTTGTTCACCACGTCTTGAGAGCGGCGATTCTCCCGAACTGATTCCGCGTCGACAGCGCCCAGCTCCCGAATCTTTTCTTCGGAAACCACGGTCTGTCCGTTCTCGTCTGTCTCCGCTTCGGCCTCTTGCAGAATGTCGTTCTCGTCATCCTGTGTCGGCGTGTTGTTTGGAGAGCCCTCAGAACGCGGACGTGGAAAAATTTTCTTGCGAGGCATGGGTTCAGGCCTGTCCGTTCACCTGCGCGTTGACGGGAGACTCCTCTTCTTCCTGTTCGGGATGATCTCCTTCGGGTTCGGTTCTGTCGCCGTCTTCGTCGTCGGATTCTTCCGCGATGGCAATCTCCTCTTCCAGAAGATCGATCGACATCACCTCTTCAACGAGTCGAATTTTTTCCGGAGGGATGTAGTTACGCATCCCTTTCGTATTCCGATCGAACACCGAGTAGAGCTCGACGCCTCCGTCCGGATCACGATAAATGCGCACGATTCTCGCGCCAGGGACGAGCGGATGGCTCTGCCCCGATGCCCAAATCAACGGAAACCCAGGAGGAATAGGCTTACCGTTTGCGTCGATACCATCCTCCGGAACCAATGCATCGCTCAGCACGCGCGTCACCATGGGACGCGAAACGTTCGGCGGAGGAAGTCTGAGAGAATCGTTCATAGTGCTCCGGATTTTGCGTATGAGTAGAAGCTGCGGCGGCGAGAATCGCCGCCAACGATGACATGGTCTAAGAACTTGACGTCTACGGTGTCGAAGGCCTTCGCGAACTCCTTCGTAGTCGCGTTGTCGGCCTCGCTCGGTTCCGCTTTGATACCAGACGGATGCACATGAAAAATGATCACGGCGTGCGCACCGTTGATCAGTGCCGCCTGCAGCGTGGGCATGAGCGGCGCCATAACGCTCGCTGGTTCCCCGCGCCCAGTCTCAGAGAGACCCTTCAAGCGAAGGTGGATATCGAACATCGCGACGCCAAACACCTCGTTGAGTTCGTCTCCGATTGCTTCCCCGATCAGGCGAAACGCTTTCTGCGGCGTGTTGATTGGCCCGAGCTCATCCGCGAGCGCGTTGCACGCCGCGAATTTTTCGTCGTCCTTGATCACCTGGATGTATGGACGACACTTGGCGCCAGGTCGACCGACAAGCGTGACAGGTTCTTCCTCACGTGGCGCGTGAGGCTTGATGCGTTTGCTGGTCCCCAGCGTGCGCTGGATTCGCTCTCCGAGCGCACGCGGGGAACGGGAAGGACAGGCGCAGGACATCACGCCTCCGCAACGGGCGCAGATTGCGCCATTTCCCGAGAGGCGCGGATTGCGACACCATCCTCGCCGCCACCGAGAGGTTTTGCTGCCTCATCAGAATCGAACGCCACGAACCTGTCACCCTTCTCGTTCTGAATCAGAAGATCCGAATTCAGGAGATCGCGCGCAAAAAAGGCCACACTTTTCTCTTCGACCATCGGTCTACGAGCGTCCTCGAGAATCACGTGCGCCATCACGAGCGGCACGATCACGCTTCCGGGCACGATCCCGGCGCTCACCGCATCCGGTCCCGCCGCATCGACGAGCACGAACACGGAAACCTTGCCCTCGTTGACACGAATGATCTGCGACGGCGCACGCACCGTGACCATGCGTCCGATGATTTGACCGTAGCGCGGAACGAACTTCATTTTTTTCTATCCTGTTGGAGACTCGAGCTGCGGAAGAGGAGGCGGCGCCGGAAACGTCGCCAGTTGTTCGGTAGTAGTTGGAGCGGGGATGTTTGCCTGCCGAAGGAGCTCACGCATCGCATCGTTCTCGGCTTGAGCGATAGCGAGCTCCGCAACGATCTCTGCGAAGTACTCGCGACTCGGTGCGTAGTACGGCTCGTTGGCGATTTTTGCCGCATCGATCGGCGTGACCATCCGAGTCGCCTGTATGATCACTAGCGCACTCATGCGCGTTTCTCGATCAGGACACTCTCTCAGACATGGCTCGACAGCAGAATCAATGCCCGGACACCCCTCTACGTGACCACACGACTCCAGAATCTCTATCGCCTGCCGCTCGATGATCTCGCCGCCCTGTCGATTTTTCCAGAGCGCGAGCTTGAGCGCGTTCCAATGTCGCACCGGCAGAGCGACCTTTTGGTCTCCAGGAACCTCGAACCCCATCAACTGTTTTGCGTCTCTCACTCCGGCGGTCATGTCATTGCTCCGTTGGGGTATCGAATTTGAATTCTGCCGTCAGCTGTCGGTCGACTTGTGGCGGCTTGCGACGCGACCGATCTCAGCCATGCGCTTGCGCTGACCTTGCATCGCTCGGCGCAGCGCTCAATTTGCTCCCATTGCTCGGGAGTTACCTTGAAAGTTGCAACTCTCGTTTTAGCCGGAGGCCGTACCATTGTATGCCTGGTGACATACTGCTCCCTCCAAACTGGACGTGTCAAGGTGCCCCACGTAGAATCCTTTGGAAATGGCGCAATACGGCGCTGGTACAGAGCTCGCTGCGCAATGTCCGCGCCTCGAGCCTCCCAACGGTTGGAGAGCCTGGAGCGCCGGCGACGGCCCTATTCCGGAAGCAGTAGCCCAGCGCGCGCTCGCGCTATCAAACGACATCTCCGTGCCGCTCGGCACAACGGAGAGTTACCCACTCCCGGGGGTCACCGCGCTCATTCGCGTCGAGCCCCACATGTGGCAGGCCTCCACAGGGAATCAAGGCTGCTACCATGCAGCGGCTGTCTACCTGCCGCAAAGTGCGCTCGCGGCGTCGAGCAACGCTGACAGTCTCGGAAAGACCATCGCCGTTCTGACTGCGGCAAGCCTCTTCATCGGGATCGTTGTTACTCTATCCAACTGGCACGCGAGATCATGATCGGCGAAGAAACCGCTTTCCTGGGCGCGTGTCCCGTGATTCGTCCTGAGGGGATCTATCTCAACGGTCATCGAGTGATCCGTCTCGGGATGGGTCTCGGCAAAGTCGAACGCCACAACCCGCTTCCAGCCGGTAAGTACTGGGTCGACGTGTTCGCCAAGGACTCGGATGCGTTCGGAGCGTGGCTCTCATCGAACAAGCCCACGGTCGCAGTGCGAACCACCGAGCACTACGACTCAGACCCGCCGCGGGACTGGTACCTGTTCGAGGTGTCCGCGCCGACACCGTGGAACGGTCCTGGATTTCCTACCGTCGCCGGACAGAACGTGACCAGCTCAAGCGATACCGGACAGCGTCCAGATCCGGTTCCGTCGATCCCGACGCAGATCGAGCAAGAGCTCGAGGGAATCAAGCAAACCGCGAAGACCACCACATGGATCACCGGCGCAGTGCTCGCCATCGTTGCTGGCGCGCTGGTCGTCTACTACGTTCCTCGTCGTGCCTAAGTCGCCGACTCTTCGAGAACGCGTCCTAGCTCTCGAGATAGCCATCGAAAAACTCGAGAAAGCGTTTCTCGAGAGGCTTGCTCGGTTGACGCACGGTCCTTCCGTTCCTCCTCCCCCGACTGAACTACCCAAAAAATCACCTGGGCCGAAGGATCCAGGCGAGCACCACGATAGCGATCAGAGCAGTGCAGACCACGAAGGCCCACGGTCGCCCGTTCGTGAAGAGTAGACGCACCTTCTGAGGTGAGATCGACAGCTTTGTCTCGCTTGGCATCTCATCGCGATACTTCTCAAGGGCGGTTTGGCTGGCCCGTTCGATCGTTTCGTCGCTGAACGTAGCCATGTTGTCCTGCAATCGACGGATCCGCCCCCACATCACAAGTACTTCAGCCTTGAGCTCGTCAGCTTCCCTCTCGAACTCGCGCCACTTCATACGCTCATCGGGCGTCATGGCCGACAAGGTAGCTCAGACCGGCATAATCGTGGCGATTTGCCGCAAAAGTACCGTTTGCGGTACCTTGCAGCGCGTCAGAGTTGCTTCGGCGGAAGCTGCGCGGTTGACGTTGAGGTAATTTGATGCGTGGCGCCGTCGCTTCCTCCGACAGCTCCCCCGATGAACGCCCCGAGCACCGCTCCAGCGGCACCTCCGACCACCATAGCGTCCTCGATGGTGTCTCCGGTGCTCTCCGCCGAGTACCTGATGCGCGGTCGCATCGTCGCTGCAGCGTGCCCCGCGGCGGCGCCTGCAACGCCTCCCATGATGGCCCCGAGGGCGCTCAGCAGTCCTGACTTTGCGCTCATTTTAGTTCGCCTCCGAAATCTTGTACGGCGTGGCGTAGATCACGCACATCACCGGCATGTCCTTCCCGCGCGTGATCACAAGCCACGCCGCCGAATCTTCGGCTGGAAGCTGAACAACCTTCTGCGCTGACTTGTGAGCGATCGTCATGTTCGCAAGCGCACGCGGAGCTCGATGGCCCAGCACGCGCCGGAGTCGATCGAGGTACCCGCGACGGGGCATCGCATCGAATCCGTCTGCGTCGGTATCGGAGGCGACGAGCACCACGTCGCTCGTATTGAATTGCATGCGCGCATCGCGCATCGCCGTGAGGATGTCCGCCGGCGTGAACAGCCGGGACACGAGCTTCTTGGAGTCTTCGGTCGTTCCGTTCGCGAACTCGAGGCCCACCTTGAACATGGACCTCAGAATACCGCAGCTATCGGATTCTACCAACGGCGAATGTCGCACCGGCTAGCATGTAGACGGTCCAGAGCAGCCCGCAAAAAAACATGATCCTCCCGAGTTCCGCGAGCTTCGGATTCGCCGCAAGCGCGTACAGGAGAGCCCCTAGGACGGCAATGAGATAATCGTTATCATGGCTCCAAGCGTCGCCGCTCGAGGACGGCACGGTCAACGGGGCAAGACGCTACGCTGCCCTCATCCTATCCTGCGGCGCCTCATCCGGATGCAACGCCTGCGCAGCTGTCAACGCGATGAGTCCCTGTAGGCGCTCCTTGTAAGCGTTGCCGACCTCGGTGCGATCGAGACCGATGATCGGCAGCGGTTGAATCAGTCGATTCTGATCGAGGAGCGGCGCCGCCTTGTTGTATCCGCCTCCACCGTTGAGCTCGAACGGCGCCACGCGGTGTTGCCAGATGGTCGGCACCAAATCACCAGGCACGTACGGCGCCGGCGCGTTCGTGTAGTTCGCGACCCACAGCGGGCGCTCGAGAACCCATGTCGGCGACCCCATGGCTCGCCACTCCGCGCGCGTGATGTACACCAGGCAATTTCCCCAGCGCTCGACGATCATGTTCGTGAGCTCCTCTGCTGGACCTGACCAGTCGGGCGTCACCAGGCGCCTTTTCGGGAACGTGTCTGCTTCGATATCGATCGCCGGGTAGATGTCGCCTTCTCCGAGCCGGACGGCGTCAGCGACGGAGCAGAGGAGATCAAACTGCTTCCGTACGTTGTGAATATTTCGGAAGAAGAGATAGAGACCGAGGTTGACAGCAAGATCTCGAAAACGCCGGGCGTGCTCCTGAACTCGCGCATCCCGAAGTTCGGCTCCGTAGGCAGCTCGACAGATCGCGAACTTGAGCCCGGACTCGAAGGCTTTCCAAGGCAGTGTGGCCGGATCTTGGTACGCCGAGACATCTACTCCGTAGCCAATCGAGGGGAGCATGGGATCATTGTAACTCGTGTTTCACGTGAAACGTTTCAGGACCCGTAAGGCCCATCGATCACGCCTATCACCGCCAATTCCTCGAGTCTTTTCGCAAGGGCGGCCTTCAGTTCCTCCGTCTTGAACGCCGAGGCGACATCGAAATCATCGAGAAGAAGCTGGGCTACGTCTTCCCAGGTCATTGGCGCACGCAGGAAATTGCAGGGAAAACCATCGGTTGGTTGGCGTATCCCCTACCGTTGCCGATAGCGACGTAGCAAACAACGTCGTTGTGGGGATCGCGGATGCGGCGAACAACAACCCCGTCGAGCGCGGTCGACTTCTCCGCATAGAGACCGTCCTGAGCGTCGGCGCGAGCATTTCGCTGCAGAGCTAGCCAGCCGAGCGTGAGCCCGAGCGCGCAGAGCAGGTAATTCACGATTGTGTACTTCATTGCCACGCCCCGCTGTGTCCGCTCGGACAGGCGCCGTCGATCCCGACGAAACCGGCCGTGTTTCCGTCGAACCCCCAGAGCAGATTGTATCCCTCGCCCGTACCTTGAACGACTTGTGCGGCGCTCCCGCACCCAGGCGCGAGGCTACACCTCCGCCGGTCGCCGGTGCGCGCAAGGCACGCTTTCATTGCCTGCGTTTCGTCGTAGGTGCCCACCGGTACGCAGTCGCGCCATGTCTGCCCGACGCCATTGGTGTGCGTCACAGGAACACAGGCATCCTCCGACGGATGACCGCCGGTGCCCTGCGCTCCTCCGGTCGCCGTGACACCTCCACTCGAGCCGCCGGTCGCAGTCTTCCCGCCGGCAGAAACGGTTCCAGCGTGCCCCGTAGTGCCTCCTGTGGCCGTCCTGCCTCCGGTACCGGGTGCGCCTCCGGCGCCCGCGTCTGACGTCTCTGGAGCGACGTCTGGAGGCACCGCGCCCGCGTCATCGACCGGCATTGTCGACGGATGACCTGAGTCGTAGTCGACCACAGGGCTCTCGGTGAAAGAAAAATCGCTCCCACCGCAACCGGATACAATGATTACAATCGCACTAAACAACCAGTACCATCTCGGATTGATCATTTCTGTTTCCTTTCTTGGAGACTAGCGATCGTACGCGCGTGCTCCTCGATTACTTCCCGCTGCGCCCGGATCGTGAGCTCCGCGGCTCGCAACCGTTTACAGAGCTCGAGAGCCGTTCCCTCTGAAACGGTTCCTCCAACTTTTTCGACCAGAGTCACCAGATCGAGAACACCGGGCGTTTTGGCTCTATTGCCGCGAGGCATCTCAGGCCTTCTTGACTGCCTGCGCTACGCGCTCCCAGCGCCTTTTGGCTGTCTCTGGGAGTTTTTCCCATGGCACAAGCGGAGAATGAAGATCACGTCCTGATGTGAACGCCTCGTAGGCGATCTGGCCCAAAGTTTTCATCGATCCATTCCTTATCTGCATCGAGACACATCTCGTGCAGCTCGTCCGCGATATCCCACAATCGATCCGCCTCTTCCGGATCAGGGCGCCTATCTGCTTCAAACGCTTCGATCGAGAAGAGATGAGCGAGCTCTGCCAATAGAGCGTCCGTCATCGCATAAAATCTCCGATCGCCGCGACGATCGCTCCCGACTCCAGGCGATCGACTAGACGATTCAGCAATGCGAACCCGGAATTCGTCATGGTGACCTGAGCCGTCTCTTTCGGCTGCGAAGGGTTACGAATGAGAAGACTGCCAGCGATCAGCCGCTCACGTGCAGCCTTGAACCCCTGTCCGACGGTGAATCCCTGCTGTCCGTCGCGCTCGTGATAGGCGACGTCGACAAGCAGCTTCAGGTCTTGGAGGTTCATGAGCTCCGCCACCCCTGCGCCTCGGCGTAGGCGAGCGCCGGCGCAACGTTTGCGAGCTCCGGTCCGACCTGTCGCGCGCCGTCGTACCACCGGCAGCGTTGTCCGCGACGGCGCAGCGTGAGTCGGCGCCCATCGCCGGTGAGCATGTTGCGCTCGCCGCCGTACGGTCTACCCCATCGCTCCGCCCAAAAAGTGGAGCACGACACGCAGATCAGCGTTCCGTTCATGCCGTGCGCGAGACGAAGCTCCCGTTCGCATTTTGGACACTTTTTGGGAAGCTTGTTCATGTTTACCTTGTATACACCATCTACGCGCCCCTCGCCCACCCCCTTCCCCAAAATCCATTTTTCAGCCATACTAGAATAACCGTCGCAGCCTGGACGCGAGGCGCTCTGCCTCACGCGCGTGTTCTGCGATAGTCTTCAAGAATTCGAACCCCTGCAAACAGAGGACACAATGCGCTTCCCAAGCATCGCTGACGTTGCGGCCGAGCTCCGCAGTATCAACAAGCAACAATCGAGTGATGATGGCGACGACGGCGGAATCGACGTCCGGTTGCAAGTTCACACAGACGGAAACTGGACAGTGAACTGGGGCTCGTCGGACTACGACCAAGATCACAGAGGGTACTGGGGTTCCTCGAGCGTACCAGGCGATAACAGGCGATTCGACTCGAAGGACATCGCTCGAGATCTGATTGAGCAGGCGCGAGAGCAGAAGGCGACGGGGGGAGACGAAGACGATGGGTTCGAAGAAAGTGCCCCACGACGAGTGGCGAGCCGTCGACAACCAAGCCTTCCAGGACACGAGGACATTCCGGAAAAAATCGAGATCTCGATCCCGAACATGCCGATGTGGGAGCAGGTAGACGGCGACATGAGCCCAGATAAGTACGGCGGCACCATCGCCCGGAGCGACGGAGACACACTCGAGCTGCTCAAGATTCAACCGGTGCGTGAGTACGTTGGCGACGACGAGGCGGCTGATGTTGGGTTCCCATTTTGGACTCGCGAGGCGAGCTACGACGCGGAAGATCTCCAGCCAAGCAAGGACGAAGTCCGGAAAGCCTTGAGCTTTATCGGTATGAGCACGAGCGACCTTGAAGATCTGAAACCGAAGCAGCGAGCGCTTGCGATCGCGTGCGGGTTGCTCGACTACGGATACGCCGTAGATGAAGGCCCCGCCGGCTGGTCCAAAGACATCATCCACGACGAGGTGAAGTGGGCCTCGGGCAAAATCGCCGGATCCGAATATCTCGAAGACGAGGACGATGAGTTCCGTCGAGAGATACTCGGCGAGGACGACGAGGAGGAAGACGAAGAAGATGATGAAGACGAAGACGAAGAGGAGGACGAGTAAATGGCAATCAGACGCAGCATGCACGCAGGTCGCGGCGCCCCCGCGGATGAACACGCAGCACAAGAGCTCGTGATGTTCATCGAAAACACTTCCGACCTATCCCCAGACGGACCGAGCGGGCAAGGCCGGAGCGTCCTCCTGAACGCTTTGCGCAAGTGGCGCAAGGGCACGTACGATCCGGCTCGCGCGGTTACCCTGTTCGGGTACCTGGTCGAGTCAGGCGCAAAGCGTTACGCGAAAGAGTTTAGCTCGTCTCCTCGCGAGTGGAGCACGATGTTCACTCCTGCGACCAGGCGCGAGGCCGCGGGGCAGCTCGAGGCTAGCTTTCGCAACTCCGTGAAGAACGGGGAGTACGATCACGTCGACACCCGAATCGGAGCGCGCGAAATGTCAGAGAGCTCAGCGCACGGGTGGACCGTAGAAGCTGGAAGACAAATCTGCTTCAACGGACAACCGTTCGCTCACATCGCCAAAGAGGGGAACACGAGCCCAGTCGAAGCGGACGGATTCACGCATCTCGTCGTGAATCTGTTGAATCGATCCGGAGACACGCCGGAGAGCATCTACGAGCAGCACATGGGGCACTCGCGAAGGAACCGAAGATAATGACCCAGGTCACACTGTACGACGACGATGCGCTCAACCTTATGCAGGGATGGTGGAGCAGCCAAGGAGACCCGCTCTACGCTATCTACTCGATGGGTGGACAGCACGAGGCGGAAGTGTTTCAGGATGCCATCAGCAATCTGAACTCCGAGATCTCGCGCGTGAAGAAGGTGGGTCGAAACAAGTTCCAACTCGGCAAGGGAACCTTTTCCAAGAAGGAGATCGACGAGCTCTACACGATCCGCGATGCGCTTCAGATGTCGCTCGACGATGCGGGGATTCACGGAGACGAGACGGATCTTAGCGAGGCGCGAAAGAAGCGCGCCGGCACTCCCGTTCGCTACAAGAACGATCTGTTTGAAGTCTTCGGTTGGGATGGCTACTGGAAAACAAAAGACATGATGCCGGGTCATGTCGGGGGAAAAGAAAAAGCCGTCTTCTGGACGCACGGCGAAGCGCAGGCGTTCGCGAACGGCTTCATGCAGCGTCACCGACCGCAGTCAAAGGATGCGCAAGTTCGAATCAGCGACACGAAGAGAAGCGGCGACACCACCTGGCACGAGCTGTGGAAGTCGAGCGACGGATCGACGTGGACGTTCGCTGGAACGGGTAGGTACGCAGGCGGGAATCTGAGCGAATCGCAAAACCACACGAACGACCGTCTGTTTATCGGCGTGTACTCGACCGGCATCTCGTACGCCGACAGGAAGCGCGAAAAGCACGGAGACTACGCGAAGTGCGCTTTCCTGGACTTCGACACGCTCACGCTCAAGTTCTATCCTGACTGCCCCGCGTCGCTCCGAAAAGAGATCGAGCAACACGCAGCCACGATCCAAGCTCGTCGCGGAGAGCAGTACCCGATCGACGCCTCTGGCCACACGGTGACGCTGGGAGGGCGTCAGGCGAAGGGTGTTCGAGAGGGCGGCGGCATCGAAGACTGGATGATCGCATCCTGGAACAACGGAGACGCCTACCGAGACGGAGCGCTTCAAAATCTCGCCGACAACGGTTTCGTGGCCTACGGTCGAAAAGGATGGGAGCCGACCAGCGCCGGGATCGAGGCTGGGCTGAGAGCGTCGAACGAGCCGAACTTCGCCAGCGAGTCTAGGGTGGTCGCCGACTTCAACACGCTCGAAGATCTCGTGGCGCACGCGGGCCGCGAGCTGGGAGCGACGCACGTTGTTTTCAACGGCGACAAGACTCAGGCGTGGATCTACTTTCCCCGCGGCGGCGAGTATCCGTACGAAGAAGCGCGCACCTGGCGCAAGGGCGGGTACTGGCATGCCGAGGGGCCTGGATCACGCGAAGGCGTAAAACGGATCCCGAACGGAGCAAAACCGATCGAAGGACGGAGACATGCGGCGGAGGCACGCACCGGCAGACGAGGAAGGAAGAGCGCCGCAGCTTACGACTTCCTGCGCTGGATGTCGGGCTGGACTATCTCTCAAGACGTTGGCGACGGATGGCTCGTGGCCTACAAGATGAGTGCCGTTCAAGGGGAAACTCCCGGAGAGCAGATATGCTTTCTCCGTCAGGCGCCGCGGATTTGGCATGCGTTCTACCGCGAACGAGCCACCGGATCCGGTACGACTCCAGGCACCGCGCTCTCGGGTGGCCTCGGAGATGTGATCGGTGACGATCGTGAGATGCGCGCATACTGTCGCGCTGTGTTGAAAGCCCCAAGAGAGCTCGTGACGCAATTCGACGGTCTGTACGAAGCGCAGTCGCAGTGCAGAAACGAAGAAGGAATGAGCGAGGCGCGACACGAACCTGTAGAGGACCCGTTCTACATCATCCAACCACTCTGGAGCGACGGCACGATCGTCGGCGGTCTCGGTGGCGGAGGCGGCGAGTCATTCGGATTCGACGACGAAGATGTGGCGGTGAGAGAGGCAAAAAAACTGCTCCGAGATCCCACGTTCGAGGGCGACTACGTTCAAGTCATCACGCGCGACGGGGAGCTCGTGTGGGATTCGCAGAGCACCAGCGAGGCCCGCGAGGACTACATCGCCGTCGACCGCAACGACCGTCGCGCCGCGGGCCCCTTCCCTCACCGACACCAAGCCGATTCGCACGTGCCTCCAGGTGGCCATGTGAAGTTCGTGCCGAAGCATCGAAGAGGAGCTCCACCGGCGCCGTCGTCGTACCCGCTCTTCCGTGAGGGGTCTCGCAGCGGCAGCGACACCTGGGTGCCACCAGAACTGGCTCGAGATGGCATCACGCCGACCATGCTCAACGTACTCCTGTACGGAATGGGAGAGCACGCCGGCGGAGCAAAAGTGCCGATGCAGGGAGACTCCGTCGTCTACGACAGGGCGTACTCGGCACTCAGAGAAAACGGTTACATCGTCCTCAAGCGGAAGACAGAGGGGCTCTCATCGTTCGGTGACTATTTCGTGCTCACCGACAAGGGAGCCGGAGCGCTCAATCGGTACCGAGTTGCCATCAGAAAACTGAGCGGCGGCTCCGTCCGGGAAGAAGGAGACCAATACGGAGTTGAGCCTGTTCCGCCCGAAGCGCGAGCGCAAGCGCTCGAGTTCGCTATCGCTCACTACAGACGTCACAGAGAAAACGGTACACCGCCTAAGAAAGCGTACCAAAAGACGTGGACAGAGCTTCAGCGCGCTGCGTACGGCACCCGATCTCAGTTTGGGCACTTCATAAGGTACGCTCACCAGATCGGTGAGATAGTTCACGAGGCTCAAGAGAAAGTTGACGCGGAGATGGCGTCACGGAAACCGTCGCGAGGTCGCGTTAGATCATCCCCAAAAGCCCCCCGGCGTCGCACGAAGAAGGCGGTGCGGCGCCCGACTCAGCGCCGTACGCGCTCGAAGAAGAAGTCCAAGAAGTAACGACCCGCTTCGTCGGAACGTGTCCGGTCTGCGAGGGTCACTTCAAGGTGAACCCCAACGGGCGGATGGTGCTCCACGGCTACAAGAGACCCGGCACGGGAAACGTCGTCGGTGATTGCTTCGGAGTTGGATATCCGCCGTACGAGCAATCCAGCTCCGGGTGCTCCGCGTATCGAGATCAGCTCGCTCTGTGGCGTTCCGGATACGAAGAATCGATTCGAAAATACGAAGAGCGTCCGGAGCAGATCGACGGGTACTCAAGGATCAACAGGACATACACAACCTACCGGCGCGACTCGAGCGACCCGATCGAGCAAGACAAGTACGAAAAAGCGCTGCAGGTCGCAATCAACGCCGCGAAGAGCCAGATCGCTCAGATCGACTTCTCCGACCGGAGAATGACGAAACTCATCGAGCAATGGGCACCGGGGGAGTTGATCGAGATCGACGAGGAGGGGCGTACTCCCGAGATGCGTCGCGAGCAAGCTACTCGTCGAGAGGAGCGTGCAGCGGCGAAACTCGAGCGAGACGCGAAGCGCGCTGCGAAACAAGCCAAGGCTGACGCGCGCTCTGCCGCAGCCTATGCACAATTCAAAGAGTTCGAGCGACAGATAGCCGTGCTTGCACAGATGCCGAAGAGCCCCGATCGAGCTCTGCAAGCCAAGCGCCTAAATGCGCAGATGGTTCGCGTCTATCCGTACGGCATCGTCTGGTACGGGTACAAGGATCACGGTCCGGAGGCGAAAGCGCTCTCCGCAATGCTCGTTGAGCTAGGGCTCGGGGAGTATGACGAAAAGGGGACGTACCGGCACTTCCGACACGTCGTTGCGCGCGGAAAACCGGAGATACCGCCAGCTTCCTAAGGCTCAGGCTTCCCTGTGTCCGGGATCGTTGCCGGTTCCCCGTCATCCGGCGCGACTACCGCAGAGGACATGTCCCTCGCTCGATCGAGTGGTACTTTCCAGTATTTCTCGAATCCGAGTTTCGCGCACCCGCACCTGCGGCACCAGATTATGCCGTTCAGCATCGAGTGCCACGACGAACCTCCGCACAGGCAAGTTTCACTGAGAGGCGACGGAGACATCGTGCTACTCACGTAGCATGCCCGAGACAATCGTTGCCGTTGTTGTCGCTGTAGTCCTTCAAATTTTACCTGCGTCAAAGGTCGACAAGGGCGAAGAGCCTTCCGTACGACAAGCACGAGTCGAACGGGTCGTGCGCGCCGCTGTAGCCGCTGCTCAGACGCGCTACGCGCTCTCGTTGCTGCTCGCCGATGCCGACGCCGAGACCCATATGGCGAGCCATGTCGTGGAGGGTCACTGCGAACGAATGCCGGACGATGACTGCGATCACGGTAGGGCTAGAGGGGTCTGGCAAGTTCATCCCTGGTGCCGAACCGCCTACGCATTTCCGGCCGGATCCGACGAATCAATGGCAGAGGAAGCGCGTTGCGCCATGCGTCAAATGTGGCACGGGATGCACCGTTGCCGGGAGCACGCTGCGACCCCGTTCCACGGTGCCTTTGCCGCCCTCGCGGCGCGCCCCTGCTCGTGGTCGGGAGCCGAGAAGAGGGTTCGCCTAGCGTTCAGGATCGACGCCGCTCTCGAGCGCGCAGGCGTACCGGAACCGGCAGCGGAACGCTAGTCCTGGGTCAGGTACGAGAGTACCTGGCTGGCCTTCCCGCTCTTGCCGCGTGCGGTCAGTGCTGCAGCGATGCGACGCAGTAGCACGTCTCGATCTATCCCGGGGAACCAGCGGATCCTTGCTACGAACGCCGGCGCTCCGTTTTTATCGACCTCATCGGCAAACAGCTCCGCCCGCCGAGTGGTCCGAAACGTTTCCGTCTCGAGCCGGGTGGCGTACTCCCAGTCGCTAAAATCGACCGGCTCGCTGTGAACATCCACGAAGAGCCGAGCTCCATTCGTTTGGATGAGCTGCACGAACATCGTCGAGCCACCTGAAACAACACGGAGAATGCTGCCAATCGGGATCTCTGCCACTTGTACGACGTGATTCATTTCGTGTTCCATTCGTTCGGGACGAACCCTCTTGATCGAAGCTCCGTCACCATGGTTTCGGCCTCTTCCCTCGAACTCTCACGGTACGAGATGTACCGACGTTGATAATACGCCGTAACCCCGACTCGATCGACCCCTGGAACGAACACGACCACGATCGCGGAGTCGCCTCGAGCGAGCGTAACCCACAGCGCTGCGTCGTGAGATACGACGCCTCCCGGGTGCGGGACCTTGTCCACCTCGTGTAAGATGTCTACGAGCTCCAGCCGGCGAACTTCGATAGCGTGCTCGGCGCTCGTGGCGCGGAGAACGGCCGGATCCAATTTTGCGTTCATCGTACCCCCTTCGGCCGCGGAAGCCTCACCGTCGGTGGGGGCAATACCCGCGGGTTGTTCATGCGAGCCATCTCGTCACGGATTACGCGAATGTTTTCGAGCGCGATCTTCGCCTCTGGCAGCCACCCTTGGGACTGCCACTCGATGTACCGAGAGACCCAGTACAGGCGCTCGTTCTCGAGTTTTTGGTAGCGGCTCATCGAGGGACCACCTGAGGCGGGAGGGAGCGTTTTCATGACTCCAGGACCTCACTGCCGACCAGCCACATCACGACGACAACGAAGGCACCCACAGAGAAACCGCCCAGGTGACACGCAAACGAAGGCCCGTCGCAGGAACACGAGAACGCTTTCCAGATCTCGAATCCAACCATCGCGGCTCCGGCCCAGAGGAGACTCGGACGGATAACGCAGGCGAGCGCCAGAAGACCGAATACCGCCCCGGAGCAGCCGACCAGAGGCGTTGACGACCCGGCGTAGATGACCCCGTGGAGCAGCGCTCCGCCTACGCCAGCGGCCAGGAAGAGCATCAGAAAACGAAGACTCCCGATGGCCCGCTCGACGATGATCCCGAAAACAAGGAGACAGGCAACATTTCCAACCAGGTGGAAAACCGAGCTCGGATCATGAAGAAATACTGATGTTGCCGCGGTTTCCAGTGTCGCCTGATCCGGCTTGAACCCGTACTTCAGACACACCTCGTACCCGCCGGCCTGCTTCTCGAGCTCGTAGGCCCCGATCAGTCCCACTGTAAGAAGGGCGGTCATCGGAACAGTTTCGCGCACCATGATCCGTCCTACGCATTGTGTCCTCCCGTTCTCCCCTGTCAAACAGTGATTGACGGGAGGGAACATTTTTGGGAGGGTGGGCGTAGGGCCTAGCATGGGTCGTTTCCCCAACCTGACCGACGTCGAGTTCTACCGCTCGAAGCAAACGCTTCCGTCCTGGGCGACCGGGATCCTTCAGGCCAAAGCGTACGGCCACAAGTGGCTCACTGCAGAGGTCAACCTGATCGATCTAGTAGTCAACTCCCACGCCGGAATTCGCCTCACGCGCGGTGAACTCGGAGCAACCAACGGCGTATCTCTGATTCGTTCTTGCCGGCGTCGTCGCGGCGACCTTGAAGGCCTGATGCGAGACATGATCAACAACGAAGGCGGCAACAATCGGGAGCGAGCTGTTCATGCCGCTCGGTGGATGAAGCGGCTCAAGAAAGAGCAGGGGTAAAAATGAACAAATCCATCTGGCGTCTCTCCAAAAAAGAGGAGCAGGAATGGCTCGAGTCGTCGCCCATCGCCTGCGCAGCCGCGGACGCATGGGTTCACGAGCGAGACATCGCTGGACGCCATTTTTCTGATCCGCATCGCGCTGCCATGGATGCTCTCGAGGTCACCACTCGCGACAGTCCGCTCCGCAAGGTGAAACCGTGATCACCGTGAACACTGTGACCGACGTCGAGATCCTGGAAGGGGTGGCGATCCTGCTCGAGAAGGCGAGGAAGGAGAACCTGGATCTGACCCTCATTCCGAAAGCAGAGGAAGGAGAAAACGTTTCTCGGCTCGAGGTGGCCTTAATCCGAGCCGCTCAGGCGCTCAAGATCCTCGAAGTCATCGAGAAGACGGGTGGAAATTTCACGCTGCGATCCCTCAAGCACAACCTGGACGGATTCAAATGGGAGGCGTCGAGTGACAACTTCGGCGAAGACGCGCCAACATCGAACAGATGTCTAGGCGCTGACGTAGCTGACGCCCTCGGTCAGCTCACGCTCGTACTGGCGCTGAATTCGGAGGACGGATGAAAAAGTGGGAGTACATCGAGGTGACCCTAGCTGGCTCCAAGGAAAACCGTCAGCAAGTACTCAATTCGTTCGGAAGAGACGGATGGGAACTTGTCTGCGTTTCAGAAGCGAACGGCGGATATCCTGCCGCCTATCTCAAGCGAGAACGATCGTGAAAACCAATCGAGTGAAACTTTCCCTCGAAGAGATTCGCGATCTCGCGGCAGAGATGTCTGGTTGCAAGCCGCCGGAAGAACGTATCCCTCCCACGGCTCGCGTGCGCCTCGTACGTCAACACGACGGAGTGACCATCGAGGTCAAAGGGTTTCACGTTTTGATCGAATGGCCGGAGGAAGAATGACACTGTTCCAGTTCAACGAAGAAGTGAAGAAGGTAGCCGCTGGACGATACTCCAGCTCCGAGGTCGACGTGGTCAACGGCACCGACGGAAAGACCCATGTGATCTGGAAGGCGTACATCGAAGACGTCGGCTTTCGCGAAGGCATCACTCCGGAGCTGTGCCTGCTCGCACTCACGGTTTCTCCGGACACCGAGGTCCCGTCCACGACGGAGTTCGAGGCGCCCCTGTGAACCGCCCATCCTACCCGGCGCTACGCGCTCTCAGGAAGGCGCGAGAGGATCTGACCGAGCACACCGCCAAACTCGCCGCTACGACCGACGAGATGCGCAAGCGACGCGAGCATCGCGAGGACGTCTGGGCGAAGTCGAACGGGATCTTCCGAGACGGGAAGTTCCACCCGGAGAAAAAATGATCCGCGCTCCTATCGTGGCTCATTGCGGAAACCAGGATTGCAAGCGATACACCACTGCAACAGCAATCGCCTACACTGGACCAGATCACATGGATCCGGTTCTATATCGTGATATCGATTTCCCGCTCAAGCCTGACGGCGGAGGATCCGAGTGGGCTTGTAGGGACGGTGATGTATGGTGTCCGGAACACGCCCAGAAAAAATCCACATGAGTAAGCAAGTCCACACCGGCATCCGACTTCCAGAGAACCTCATCGAACGGATCGACAAGATCGCGAAGCGCATGTCACGCCCCGGGATCGACGTCACCCGTGCCGAGGTGCTGCGCTTGGCGGCGACGATGGGCGTAGAGCGACTCGAGAAGGAAGGAAAACGATGAAACTCACCGCCGCAGACGCCGCCTTCCTTGGCGTCTGCCTAGTCGCGTGGCCGGTCTTCGCTCTCTACCTGAAACTCAGCGAGAGTTGCTGCTGCGCACGCCTCCGGTAGCCTTCTTCCACAACTGCTGCATACGATGCTTCGTCGTGGCGGAGTCCTGCTTCTTCTTTTTCTTCGGCTTCGAGATCACTTGATGACGTGTGGCCATGATCCAGATGGTACCCCCGCCAGGGTCTACCGACCAGACCGTCTCTTCTTGAGCTTGGCGCCCACCTTCTTGAAAGCGCTAGCAACGCTCGGATTGGTGAACGTCTCATAGATGGCCCGAGCGGCCTGTACGGTGTCGTTGTCGATGTCAGCGATTCCGTCGAGCGGACTCGAGAGCAAGTCGTACTTGTGGATGAGCGCGACCGCCTGCACCGCAGCGACCGCTCGCTCTTCCTTCGGCGTGCGCTCGTCGGAGGCGAGCTCGATCAGTTTCTTGGTTTTTTCTCGATGGTTCATTTTGCGGCTCGGTGTCCGAGGATATCATGCTCCCCGTGTACGAACTGGCGTCGCGAGACCCAGCCGTTGAATTTTGCAGAAAAGTGAACCGGACCCCTGGCATAGGTGATCGTTTTCAGACTGTCTTCCGTCCTCCAGGTATCACCGATCGTTGGGGCCTTGTCTAAGGATGAAGAGGCCACGCGCAAGATCGGTCCGTCATCGAGCGCGATATCGAAAGATTCGGTAATAAGAAGTTCCCACTTCGTCATCGGTCGCGCAACATGCTCCAGCGGAGACATGTGCCCCGACTCGAGAAGGCGCTCGTACAGCGCGACGTCTGCGCGAGAGTCCCTGACGCCATCTTGGGTGAGAGTCGAGACGCGAGCGCAGCGAGCAACCGACACCTTCACCGGATTGATCGCGTCCTTCTGTAGCTCGATCCCCTCGTGGAATCCGACGTACGGCATGTGCCACTCATCCTCGAGCAGCTTGCGCGGCTCGCTATGCTCGCGCGCTTCCTTCATCATCCGTGCGATCGTCTGGAACTCGCCCTGCGCCATCGGGTTCACGCGCAAGTGTTCGAAGTTGTCCCACTCCGTCGCCGTGATGACGGCCGTGTGCCAGCTGAACGGCTCGAGAAGGCGGTTCGCGTACTGCTTATGCACGCCGAGTGCTGCGAGCCTGCCGGCGTTATAGACGGCGTCAGAGGCAGCGGTTACCCAGAGCTCTCGCGCCTTCCGATCTTCCTGTCCATCGAGCGCTTCTCCTGGCTGCATGCCCTTCTGGTTGCGCCCAAACGCTTCCGGAATGAACGGATCGAGTTGAACGGCGTTGATCTTCTTCGGTACCGGTTGAGCTCGTGAGCTAGCGCTACAGCGCGCGAGCATGCAGTGAGTGTTGACCTCCGCGAGCACGATGCGAGGAAACGTCACCTCGAATGTCGTGATTCGATGGCCGGCGAGTGAGATTGAATCAGCGAGAATTTTGCAGGCATATCCCATGGCGACGAATGCTAGCAGTTGTGGACGTTGAAAACAATAGAATTGACCGGAGGCGGGATGGGCGGTAGAGTGGCTCGGAGATGAACACGACTCAGCTCCTCGTCACCCGCATCCTCGAGCAAGGCAACCGATACCGATGGTCCTACCAAGGGCTCGGGATGCTGCGTCTCTACCTGTCGTCGGACGTGCGGATGCACATCTGGTGTCCGCGGTTCGCTGTCAAAAACGTTTCTACGATCCACAGTCACCCGTGGGATTTCGAATCGGAGATCGTCTGTGGGTGGGTCGTCAATCGGATCTGGGACGTAGCGTTCGACGGATTCGGTACGTCCTGGAAACCGAACCACATCCGTGACGCCTACGCGGTAGACCCCCCTACCCACACGCTCGGCCGCATCCGTTGCGGCGAAGGCGGAGGTCTCGTTCCCGATTTTGCTCCGCGCCCGGTACGTCTGCGCTCGCGCGAGCACTCCTACGTCGCCGGCGACAAGTATACCGAAGAGGCGTTGCTGCTTCACGAGTCGTTCCCAGAAGACGGTACCGTCACCATTGTCACCCGACGCCCGCTACCCGATCCGGATCACGCAACCGTTTGCTGGCCGATCGGGGAGGAGTGGGTGTCGGCAGAACCGAGACCGGCGACTGCGAACGAGGTGGCCATTTTTACGAACGCCGCATTGGAGCGGATGAAGGAAGATGCGAAGCATGCCGACAACGCAGAGTGAAGATCCAAACGAGCGGGTGAACCACCCCCGTCATTACAACCAGCACGGCTCGAACATCGAGTGCATCGAGCTCATTGAACACTTGCCTCTCAACCTCGGCAACGCCGTCAAGTACATCTGGCGGTGTGGGCTCAAGCAGAGCGAGACGCCGATGCGCGATCTGAAGTCGGCGCTTTGGTACACGTTTCGCGAGGAGGAGCGGCGACGGGTCTTCGAGTTGTCGGAGGAAGATCTCTCAAGCAAAACGGATGTCGTCTGGCGTGCTCTGGCGTGGCGAGTTATCGAACACGAGGATTCGCAAGGTATCCCGGGAGACGGCCACGCCACTCCGCTTGCAATGTACTTGCGCGCAATGATGCACGGAGGAGTTGTCGGATTTATCAACATGCGCGCTGCGATCTATCAAGGTATCCAGGAATTCGAAGCGAGCACCGGCGGACTGGGAGCCAAGCCATGAAGGTCGAAGCAGAACTCGTTGGCGGGGAGCCAACAATCGTGTTTTACGAAGTTTTCAACGGCGTCGGGTTTCGTGCTCCGATGGGCCTCTTCGGTGTCGCGATGCGCGACGACGGAATCGAGGTGATGCTCGAGGGGCGCACCGTGTGGACGTCGCACGAAATCCCAACGGCGACCGAGCCTGTTCGTCTTCCAGACGGGAGCGGATGCTTCATCGCGTCGATGCCGCTTCCGAAAGACCACTGGCTCTACACCGAGGGGCGCGAAGAGCCGCCGGCGCCTTTTCGCGGTGTCGCCTTCTCCGGGCTTGAATCAAAACCTCTGTTCGATCAAATACGCACCGCTGCACGCTACGCCATCCGGTGCTCAACGATGAACGGAAAACTGAAAGACTTCGATCCTGATGCGATGGTGCAGAACATGATCATTGGACTCTTTGGAGCGTGGCCCCGACACCCTGCGGAACAGTCAAAATGACCGAACGGCTACACGTCTACATTGCCCATCGTCTCTCGAGCCCTGACCGAGCGGCGAACATCGAAGCGGCCGGAAAACTTGTCGCCGACCTGTCCGAGCGACTGCCGATTGTCCCGCACTGCTCATGGATCATCCTTGCTCGATATTGGGATGAGGGTAAGCGCTACCTAGGCCTGGACATCGATCGCGCGCAGATCTCTCGCGTTGATGAGCTCTGGTACACTGGACCTGAAATGTCATCCGGAATGCAACTCGAAGGCGGGTGGGCGACCCAGGACAGAAAGCCCACCATCGACATGACAGGAATGTCTGTCGACGAAATCGTGAGGCACTTGCACCTCTATGAACTGTCGAGAGCTATCCCTGGAATTCCATGAAACGCACGATCGACAGAGTGCGCCTGGGGCCGCAGGTAGACGGCGTGCGCCAAGTAGTTCGAAACCGCGGAGTTGAGGGGGAGTACGAGGTGGGCACTTTCCACGAGATCCAAGAAGGCACTCCGATGTCACCCGGTGAAGAACTCGTCAATGTCGGCAAGGAAGACGCCGACGGATGGCGCAACGTCGAAGTGATCTACCGCAACGGGCCCGCACAGGTGTCGACGCCGGCGTACCGCAAGGGGTACGATCGCATCTTCGGAAAGAAGTCAGGCGTAGGCCTGGCCTGAAAGGAAGTCATGAAAAAGAAAGTCAGCTCACTCTGTCTGATCATCCTCGGATTCGTAGTGATGTCTGTCGCGCTCCGCTATTCAGCTGTCGCTCGCGCGACACCTGCAGTCCCAGCGGTGTATGACACGAAGAACATGCCCGGCTCGGCGTGCGTACCGCACGGATGCTCGGCGACAATGACATTGGATCGGCTGTACAATGTCGAGGCTACCGGAGTGGACTCTCTAGGCATCGCCTGGGGACCTCAGGCGGGACCGACTGACACGTGCGGATACATCTGCCCGATCATCCGCGATAGGATCCAAGACGGCGTAGGGGTTCGCGGAGCATGGATCGAGATTCAAGTGAACTCCGTCTCGTCGTCACCAGGAGGCAGAAATATTTACTGCACCCTCAGCGAAACCACCGGTACGTTCATGCTCAACGGCTCGCTCACGCGAGAGATCAGTCCGAACAGTCCGACTGTGCTAACGCTCACACCGACATCGCACGGCACGCAGCGCATCGATCTCCCGATCCCGTACCCTAACGTCCCGCAGACAGCGTGGGCACACGGAGCGACTTACGCCAACGGTTACTCTTCGATCGACTGCACTATTCCGTGGGGTACACGGATAGAGGGGTATAGCTGGACCGAGTACGCGGGTGAGTCAACTGACTGGTGAAAGGAAACACAAATGAGAAACATCCTGGCTATTTTCCTCGTTCTCTTCGGAGCCGTTCTGATTTCTGTCGGCATCGGCACACCACTTGTGCCTCCTGCGGACGCATCGCCCGCGGTGCCTGCCGTCTACGACTCGAAGCAGATGGCCGGATCGGCCTGCAAGATCTCGGCGTGCACCTTCATACCGACAACCGTTGCTGGACTGCAAAACCTGACGGTAACCACAGGCACTCACCAGCTCATCGTTCACGGCGGATCACCGACCGACACCTGCGACGTGACCTGCCCGATCAGTCGTGACCGATACCAAGACGGCGTGGGACCTCGCGGTGCCTGGGTCGACGTAGAGATCGGTGCCATCGTGAGTCCTCCTCCTGACCGCAAAATCTCGTGTCGCCTCGAGAACACAACTGGCGCGTACACGCTGAACGGACTCGTGAAGACCTGGGCGGAGCTCGGTCCGTTCACCTCGACGCCGACGCCAGCGACGCAGAACTACCAGCGGATCAATCTGACGATCCCGTACCCGAACGTACCGCAAGAGCCGTGGTCGCACGGAGCCACCTACGCGAACGGGTATTCCGCCATCGTCTGTACGATGCCGATGTTCACTACGATCCACGGATACGGATGGGTTGAATACGGCGGCGAGTCGACGGACTGGTAAAATGGGTCTCACTAGCATCTCCTCCGTCTCTGAGATGAGTGTACTGTTTGACTCTGGAGACGGAGGCGGGTTCGTGGACGCTTCGCTGGTCGCTATCGATGGCACCAGGTATGCGTGGCGCAGATCTTCCGATCCAGATGAGATGACAAAAATGCTCCAGTGGATCGATCGGCAGTACAGCGGGACGCCATCGCCATGACGACCTCGACTCGTGTTGACCGAGAAATTTCGTCAGAAGAAGCCGCTCGATACGGATTCTTCTGCAAACGCTGCAACGCACCGGCGCAGTTCTTCAGTATCGACGGCGCCGACAGCGATTGTGTTTGCGAGCAATATCCGAATTGCAAGAGGAGCGAGACAGTGGAAGTGGACATCAGGAAGCACGAAAAGGTTCGAGAACAGGTACACGCAGGCATTGCGGCGCTGCGCGTGCAGGGGCGGCAGATCTGGGGATACACGCCTCTGCGTGGCGGCACCGGGGACATTGTTCTCCGGATGATGGTCGGGATCGGAGACATGGCGCGCGTTTGTCGCGACGCCGGTTACGCGGCTTTCAGTGACGAGCAGCAGCGCGAGTTCAAGAAAGAGCTCGGCAACATCATCTTCTCTACGATTCGATGGATCGATGATCTCGGTCTCGATCCGCTCGAATGTCTCGACCTGGCGATCGACGCGCAAGAGAAGTACGCGCAGAGCGGACGGCCGCGATGAATCCGCTAGAAAATTTGCAATCCCAAGTCGACGAGTGGGTCAAGCTGGCGCTCGGGGAAGAGTCGCTCAGAAACCCGAAGGAGCGAGCGCTTCGTTTTCTCGAGGAGGCGTTCGAGCTCGCCCAGTCGATTCGGATCCCCGAGGAGATACTTCGTGACCTGCTCGGGTTCGTCTACTCGAGACCCGTCGGCGAGACCCACCAAGAGCTCGGAGGCGTCATGCTGACACTCCTGGCGGCGGCATCGTCACTGGAGCTGTCGGCGCAACTGGAGCTCCGCAGGGAACTCGAACGGGTACAAGCCCCGGAGGTCATCGAGCGGGTGCGGAGGCGGCAGGTGGAGAAGAAGGAACTGTTCAAGACGGACGCCAAGACAAACCGTCTTCAGTTAGCGGCATCGCTACAAAGACACAAGACTGCGGAGATGTTCGCGCTCAATCCGCGAGACGTGATGACGGGAGAGCAGGCGGCGGAGATGGTTCGTACAATGAACCTGGTTACCGACTTCTAGCCGTCCACCCGACTTTGCGCGCCTCGATTCGCTGGACAATTCGAATCACCAAAGCGAACCCTTCCTCGCCTTTAACAGAGTCGAGTTCCGCGCGCATATCCTCCAGCACGTGTATCATCGCTTGCGAGTACCCGAAGCGAACCGCGCAGTGTAGCGCGTACGAAACACCGACCACGATCGCCAGCACTGACAGGATTATCAAGCCGCCCTCCGGCGACGCTGCTGAAACTGTTTCTCGAGTGCTGCGCGAATGACCGCGCTCAGTTTTACCTCTGCGCCAGCCGCTCGGCTCATACGCAGACGTTCTCGTTCGATGGCCCCCCGTAGTTGACGCGGTAGGCGAACGCCAACAAATTCGTCGTGCTTCACGGAACTCACTGTAAACATTGTTGCCGCTGTTTAGCAACAGAAACTTGACGCCCGTTCCCTGAGGCGCTTAGTCTCGTCCTTCTGTCTGGTGTGTCAGGAAAGGACGATCGGCGTGGTGGAAGAAATCACGGATGGCACTGGTGACACTGATAGCAACCCTCCCGATCTCCCTGATCTCCCTCCTGTTCGAAATCGCCCCAGCCTAGTACTCCCGGCTTCTCTGCTGACCGTCGAGACCGCTGAGGAAGCCGTCGCCGAATACTGCGCGGCCGGCCTCAAGCCGATCCTGATTCACGCCCCTACCGACTCCGGGGGATGCACCTGCGGCAAGGCGCACGGTAAGTCCAAAAACGGCTCCTCGTCCGTGGGAAAGCACCCCATCGCAAAGAACTGGGCGAAAGGGGATTTCTCGATCGAGGGGATCCGCGATCACCTCGCTCGACTATCCTTCGAACCGAATGTCGGCATGGTGCTCGGGCGGCAGCTCGGCGTCGACGAGTACATCCTCGCCGTCGACATCGACGATCTAGATCGTGGAGCGAAGCTTGAGACGGAGCTCGGACCGCTCCCGGAAACGGCTCGCTGCGACTCTGGGCGTGGCTATCGACTTTTTTTCACGGTGCCTCCGGAGATCGACGTTAAGCGCCTCGTAAACGTCGCCGGAGTCGGCGGAGAGCCCGGCGTCGACGTGAAGGTGGAAGGTGGTCAAGTCGTCGTCGCTCCGTCACTACACGCCAACGGGAAGCGCTACGTGTGGACGCGAGTAGGTGCGATTGCGCAGCTGCCTGTGCACTGGGGAACTGTTTTGGTGACGGAGCCAGAGCTCCCCAAGATCATCTCCCAGTACACACCGAAGACACTCAGCGAAGATCGGCGCGCGCGAACACGAGTCGAGCGATGGCTCGAGGCAGCGGTCCACAACGAGGCCCGCGCGCTCGCTGCCTGCACCGAGGGCATGCGCAACAACACGCTCTACGCGAAAGCCTGCATGCTCTTCGAGAAGTGCGCCGGCGTGTACCTGGGGCACAAGTGGCAATGGATCTACGACGAGATGCTGTCGGCCGCAAAGGCGTGCGGACTCGGAGAAGGCGAGTCGCGCAAGACGCTCGACAGCGCCGATCGGAAGACGCGCGAGAGCGGGAAGGTACGACAACCGGTATGGCTCGCGGATCCGGCTCCCGCTACTGCGGACGGAAGTTCTCCGGAGTCATCTCCGTCCTCTATCCCACCATCTCAGCAAGTACGCGAGAGAAGGCCCACGATCCGAATAAGCACTGAGCTTCACACGAATGTACTGGAATCTGTGAAGGCGCTCCGCACCGACGACAACATGTATCAGCGCAGCGGAAGACTCGTGAGCGTCACGAAGGTTTCAAAGACGGACAGCGAACAGTCTCCCACCATCGACACGGATGACTCCGTCACTCATCGACAGCTGGTGGAAGGAAGTCCACAGATCCAGATCCTCACTCGAGCGGTGATCAAGGGGCGCTTGAGCAAGTTCGCCATATTTCAGAAGTGGGTCGAATCGTCGGGCGGATACAAGAACGTTCTTCCGACCGACGACATCGTTGGACACATTCACGATGAGGGGCACTGGCCAGGCATCAGAACGCTCACCGGAATCACGGAGACACCCACCTTCGGAGCCAACGGAACCATTGCGCAGAGACCTGGCTACGATCCGGACACAGGATACCTGTACATACCGAGCGGTCACTTTCCCGAAGTGAAGGACGAGCGCACTTCTCAGGAAGATGCTCGGTGGGCGTTCGGAATGCTGAACGGAATTTTTTCCGACTTCCCCTACGTCAACGCCTCGCATCGGTCGGTTCCCGTCGCTGCGATCATGACCCTGATAGCTCGCCCTGCCATCAACGGAAGCATCCCAGCGGTGCTCTTCGACGCTTCAACCAGAGGAAGCGGAAAGACGCTTCAGACAGACGCAATCGCGATGATCGCGACCGGGCGCGGAGCTCCGCGTATGAACTACACGATCGACGAGGTAGAGCTCGAGAAGATCCTCGCCGGATACGCGCTCAAGGGTTCATCGTTCATCTGTCTCGACAACGTTCCCGCAATGCGACCATTCGGTGGAGGTCCGATCGATCGATGCATCACGGCGCGTGACGAGGTGGATCTCCGCGTGCTCGGGAAGTCACACGTTCCCACTCTCCCCTGGCGCGCGCTGATCATGGCCACCGGCAACAACATGGCGCTCTTCGGCGACACGTCGCGCCGAGTTCTCATGGCCCGTCTCGAGCCTCAGGAAGAAAGCCCCGAGCGGCGCACCACGTTCAAGCATCAAGACCTACTCGAGTTCATTCGAGTGCAGCGCCCGCGACTCGTGGGAGCCGCTCTGCTGATTCTTCGCGCGTACTGGCGCGCTGGACGCCCGGACATGGGATGCGCTCGATGGGGCTCCTTCGAGGAGTGGAGCCGGCTCATCCCTCACGCGATCGTCTTCGCCGGCGGCGCCGACCCTATGCTTGCCAGGCCGGAGAGGGACGAAGACGTAGACGTCGAAACGCAGGCGCTCTCGTGCCTCCTGGACCAGCTTCCGATGCTGCACGCAAAGCTCGTGAGCCTGGCTCCCGGGAGCCCCACAGAGGGCGTGGCGGCCCGACACATCATCTCGGCGCTATACGAGCAAGTTCCAGAATGGTCGGAATTCGAAGCGCTCCGCGACGCGATCGAGGTGCTCTGCAAACCGAAGGGGCGTCCGTCTCCTAGCAAGCCCGATGCCACCACGCTCGGGTACAAGCTGAGGGCGATGCGGTCTCGGGTGGTAGGGGGGCGCAAGCTGGTCGCTCGCAACGGGAACAACCACATCACGCTTTGGCACGTTTCTGCAACTACTTGAAATCCCATGATCGGCTTAGGGAGATGGAGTACATACGGGGGATGCCCTTAGTCGTCGTTTGGAGTTTTTGAACATTTTTCCTGAAAAAATATCTCTAGAAAATGGGGGTTGTAGACAACAAATTTTGCTCGGAAAAAAATCGAGAAAAAATGTTCAAAAAGAGAACCTGGCGACAGGGGAGATCGCCCTGATGTACTCCATCTCCCTAAGTTAGGCCCCTCGGTCTATGGCTCGAAGATTTGATCCCACTGCATGCGAACACCCTAACGAGAAGCCTGGCACCTGCCCCTGCGCTCCCGGTTGCTACTGCCACCACGGCCGGACCTGTGACCCTCGTGGCAGCGCCAGGCGGGCGCCGAAGGCCGGTAATGCGGGCAAGGGGAGCCGATGGGTGAAGAAGGCGGTCCGCCAGGCTATCTACGCCCGAGACGGCCACCGGTGCGTCTGGTGCGGCGACGCCGGCGCCGGTCTAGACCATTTCATCCCGCGGTCACACGGCGGCACTCACGCGCCGACGAATCTGCTGACCTGCTGCGGTCGATGCAATTCGCGACGCGGGAACAGGACGGCAGCGGAGTGGATCGAGACACTGTGGCCCACCGAGGAGACGAGGACCCGAGTCTCTTGGTGGGTGATTCAGAAACTATGCGCTCCGCTGTAGCGCGCGTAGCTCCTCGATCCACCTGGAAACGGTTTCATCGACAGTCTCGTTCTTCAGGCCAGTCAAAACGACGTGGGGAACATTCCACGAGAGACACCACGCTCGCCACGTGTCCTGATCCGATCCGGGCTTGATGCGCTTCCCGGCTGCCTTGAGCTCGATCTCGACGTGCTGTCCGCCGCGGATGAGTCCGTATAGATCGCACTGGCCTTTGATCCCGAACTTCACTTCGAATCCGCCACGCATCGTCGCCGATCCGATGTTGCGCCGGAAGAGTCGCCATGATGGTAGGCCGGTCGGAGCGGTGAGTAGTAGTGCTTGCTGCAGCTGAGATTCGGTCACGCGGGGCTCCGGTTCTTCTTCAAAGAGTGGGATCTGGCGGCGGGCCATTTTTTAAGCGCGCCTCCCAACCCAGACAGCTTCTTTTGATACTCCGCCCGGAAGGCAAGAAGCGTGCGTAAATATAGGTTCAAATGGAAGCCAATTAGAACCTACGTTTTCGCAGGCGATTACGAGACCACGGCGTTTGCGGCACCATTCGCCAAGAAGAGAGTAGTTCAGGAAATCTCCACCATTCGGGTAACGAACTCTTCCGCGAGCACCTGCTGTGCGATTTCTTGAGCCTGAAATCTGATACGGTGGGTCTATGAACCAGGTAGCCGAAACTTGCGGCGCCATGGTGTACTCGCCATGAATCACGCGCCAATGACGAATGGCTTCGATCTGGTGAGCGATGAATGCCACGCCGTAGCCTCCGTCTCGCTTTACCATTGGTGAGACTCTTGTTCGTGGACGAGTGTCTCCCGCGCCGAAGCGAAGCCCTACGAGCCACTTGGCTTCTTGAGGAACCCAGGCCGGGAGCTCATCGATCGTGTCGACATTTGGAATTCGGAGTAGCTCGTTAACACTCACGCGGATCAGGTAGGCCCAAACCCCAGCAACGATCTCGTTCTTCTCAATCAGAACAACTCGACGGTCAGGATATCTGAGAGCGTACCCGGCAGCGCCAGCGAACGGTTCGACGATGATGTCATGCTCTGGCTGGGGATACCGGCGAGCAGCGCGCCACTTGCCGCCGAAGTATCTCCAAAATGGTCGAAGGCGATGGCTCATCGAACCTCGTAGTACAGATACTCGTTCGAATGATGGTTGTTGTTCTTCTTGCGCCTGGACGTGATGCGCGACGCGAACGGTTTGAACGGGAGGTACTCAGGCACGCGACCTGTCTTCTGGCACGCTGCCTCGCACACGATGATTTGACTTCCATTCGGAATCATCGCGATCTTGTTGACCAGATCTCCGTAGTCGAACACCTTGAAACGGTACCGGTAGTTGTAGATGTACGGAGGATCTAAGAAGTACGTGCCGGGCAGGTTCGGACGGATCTGTTCCACCTTCCAGTGCTTCACCGCGTGAATCTCTTCCGCGACTCGAGCTCTGGTGTTCGCCGTCCACTGTCCAGGCTTGTTTCCCCAGGGTGATGTCGTCCAGCAGTCGCCGACGTTGTTGGTGCGCTGCCAGTGCTTCAGAAGAAGCTGTTGCCCCTTCATGAGTCCGATGGCTCGGATGTCCGCACCCTCCGGAAGTCCGATCGGGATCTCGAGCACCGAGGCGGTCGTTGCGCTGGAGATCAGCCATTCCCAGAGATGCCTGACCTGCTCGTTCTCTTCCCAGATCACGACTCTCTTCTCGCAATGCCTGAGCGAGTATCCCGCAGATCCGGCGAACGGCTCGAAAATGACGTCGCGCTCCGGAGCTGGGTAGAGCTTCGACGAGAGCCATTTCGATCCGAACCACTTGAACAGCGGTCCCGAGACTTTCATTTGGTCCCAACCCACGAGCACTTGCCGCACTTGCCTCGCTTAGGAGGTCCGGTGACGAATTCGATCGCTCGCTTGTAGTCGTTGTCGATGAGACGGCATCCGCAGGCCGGGCAGGTGTTGCGGATGCGTACCTCGATAGGAAGAGCGAAAAAGATCTGACGGTCACGGAGTGCTTCGATTGCGGCAAGAGGGTTCATTTCTTCCCTTTCACGCGCACGATCACGGCTCCCGCTACTTGAGACGCCTTCTGACCGGTATTTCTGATCGCGCGACGCGCGAGCTGAACAACGATCCATTTTCGATCGATCTCGAGCTCCAGCTCATACAAGGAGCCTTCGAATTCGTAGGTCCAGAGCTCGGTCAGATCTCCGCGCGGGCGCTTAGCTCGTCGCGGTTTTTTAGAAGGCGACGTCGTCATCGTCTCCCGTGGCTCCTTCCGTCTTCGCCTGCTCCTTCGCGAGCTTCTCTACTTCGCGTTGCTTTCGTCTGACCGCGCGAGCCTCGTAGCTGGCCTGCCACTCCGGATCGCTCGCGAAGCTCGACTTTACCTGCTCGCTCCACTCCCACGGCGGCCACGCGCCGTACCGATCCTTGTACCTCGCCGATGCGAATCCGGGCTTGTACCCCTTCAGGCGCGCGACCTTCACGATCATGTCGAAGTACATGCGTCGCATCGCTTCTGGGGTCGTGGCGAGTCGAGACAACTGCTCTTCGCTCTCGCGCGGCAGATCTGTCGCCGCCGGCGGGGGAGCGTCCGCTCCGCAGTGCGGACACAGACGTTGCCACGCCTTCAAATACGCAAAGCAACCCTTGCAGATCCGCACGGCCTCATGCCGTACGTAAGCGCGCGTCGTCTCGCGGAGCTCCCAGTGAAGATCTTCGTGGGGGAACCCGAGACGGTTGATGTTGTTGCCGTGGTCGATGAGCATCGGTTGGACGCTCGGGTGCAGGACACATCCGCGACGACAGTTCGGGTGCCACGGGCGAAGGATCCGGCCGCAGCTCTGACGCCACAGGACGAGCGACTGCGTAGGCCGGGCGTGGAGGACGCATTTCACGGCCGGAATGTCGATCCCCTTGAGGAGCACGCCGACGCTCGTCACGGCTTGGAGGCTCCCGTCCTCGAGCGCCCGTAGGATGCGTCGGCGCTCCTTCTCAGGCGTCTTTCCGTCGAGGTGCGCGATGCGGACGCCGGCAGACCAAAAGCGCGCCTGGATGGTCTGGGAGTGCGGCACATTGACGGCAAAAATGAAAGTACGGCGGTACTCACCTTCGATGAGGCCAGGGTGCCCGTTGTCGCGCGGATACAGGTTCGCGAGTTTTTGCCATTGCTCGAGAAGGTTTCCGATGAGTCCCTGATCGCGCATGACTTCGCTGAGGCTGTCCTCGTCGTAGTCGCCACCGACCATGCGAACGGTTGACAAGTCCAACATCGCGGGTCCGCTGTAGCAAAGCGGCTCCGCCAGGAATCCGGTAGCCGCTCCCTTGGGGATCTTGAGCAGCTCCTCGTACGTGCACACCACCTCGAGCACTTCGTACAGGTTGCCGAGCGGTTTTCCGTCCGTGCGCGCCGGCGTCGCGGTGAAACCGATGATGATGGCGTCCTTGTAGTGATCGAAGATATGCGTGACGTAGGAGTCGCTGGCCGACAGGTGGGCCTCGTCGATGAGGATGATTCCAGCCTCGGGTTTGTCGCGCCGGAGTAGCGTCTGAATCGATGCGACCTGCACCGTTGCGTTCGGGTTAGTTCGCTCGTCGTCTCCACGCATCACACCGACGTTGGTGATTCCGACGCGAGACAAGTCTTCGACGCACTGGTCGATTAGCTCCATTGCGTCGGCAACAAAGAGCACGCGCACTGACGACGTACGGATGATGCTCGCGATGATCGTCGTCTTTCCGGAGCCGGTTGGAGCGACGAGCAGGATGCGTTTCTTGCCAGCCCAGATGTGATTCCGGAGCGCCTGGATCGCGCGGGACTGGTACGGACGGAGCTTCGGCGGATCGAGCGCTATAAGCTGGGAGCGGGTGAAGAGTGGGAGGGTGCTCATGTAGCTCCCAGCAACCGCCGAAACAGATCCCGGATCCCTCCACGTGGTCGGTCCTCAGATTCGATGATCTGTAGCTCATCCTCCGGCTTCACGCCTTGCCTCGTGAGTCCTTCAATCCCCATCCAGACTGCATCGCTCAGCATGCGTCGGTCGTTGTAGACGCCAAGCGGCGGACAGTCGTAGACGAGCGGAGAGGTGCGGGAGCCGGCGAACTGAACGAAGCAAAGCGGCCACTGAGGGACATTTTCCACACGCACCCACGGATTGCGATCCTCTTCTTTCTCGATGAGGCGACGCAGCGCTTCGGTCAGTGGTTCCTGGAGCTCGGCGAGCGTGGTTGTCGATTTTTGGCTAGGCATCCGGTGCCCCGGGGATTCTTCCGATCCCGATGATCCGAAACGCGGAGGAGAGCAGTGGCCCGTACATGTGATCGGGTACAGGGATACCTAGTTGAATGCTTGCGCGCTCCAGAGCGATTCCGAAAGTAAGCTTCTCGTTGTTTTTGGCGCCTAAAAGCTCGACCATCTTCTCAAGCACGGGGGCGTATTTATTCGCTTCGCTCATTGCAGAACTACCGTTAACCTCTCCGCCGCCCTCGTAACGGCCGTGTACGCCAGTCTCCGCACGCCGTCGTCGTTGTAGTTCTGTCGCCAGTCGACAACGACGATCGCGTGCTTGAATTGGCTACCCTGGCTCTTGTGCACTGTCATCGCGTAGCCGAAGTCGAAAAGCTTTCCAGCTTCGCTCATCGAGCCGAAGGATCCGAGTGGGATGCCGGCTGCTTTCATGTCATCGACGCTCTTGAACGTCTCGGGGCGGTGAAACTGATCTCGGCACACCGTGAACTCGAGATTCGTGAGTCCTTCGTCCGGAAAGTCCAAAACGGTTTCGATTCTCCACCATTCATCTCCAGGAGTTGAGCACTCGGTCAGGAGTCCGCGCATCCCGTTGTACACGGGCGGATAGTTGCGTAGTGCGATGACCGTCTCCCCTTTCTGTGGCGGCTTTCCAGCGTACCCGAGCCGAGCTCGAACGTTTCGGTTGACACTGACACGGGTCTGGTTGCGCCAGCAGAGTACGGCGTTCTCGAGTCCAGGCTCGACGAGGGTTTCGATTGGGCCTCGGTAAAACGTGAGTCGTTTTCCGTCGGCGAACTCCTGAGCCATCCGGCATTCCTCGCGGATCGCGCGCGACAGCTGAATGATGGGGCTCCCTTCTGCCTGCCGGTGGATCTTCTCGAGGCGAAGCATGGGAGCTCTCATCAGCGAACCGTCTCCCATAACCGGTGGCAGCTGGCCATGGTCGCCGACAGCGATGATCCGAACGCCGTGAGCCAAGATGTCGTCGAGCGCTCTCGCGTCGATCATCGAGGCCTCATCGATGATGATCAGGTTGTAGTCGCGATCGAGCTGGTCTCGCTTCTGCCATCCGATCAGCTCTTCTCGCTCGTCGATGACGGCGCGGTAGAGGAGGCGATGCATGGTACCGCAGAACGGTTTCTGCGCTTCGGGGCTCGCCGGAGAATAGAATAGATGGGACCAGCGCCCACTGAGGCGCTTCGGATCGTCGGTCATCGCACGATTTGTGGTGCGCACGCCGGCCTCGGCGAGTTTCCGGCCCACGATGCTCGAGGCTCGACCGGTGTAGCAAATGAACGCGGTGTGGTCGGTGTCGCACTCCGCGGCGAGAAGTCCGAGCAGCGTGCTCTTTCCGGTGCCGGCGTACCCTCCGACCGTGAGCAGGTTGCCTGCGTTCGGAGATGCAACCCAGTCCAGCATGGCGCTGTAGACGCTGGCCTGGTCATGGGAGAGTTCGAAACGTTTCATCGGTGCGTACAATCCGGGCAGCACTTGATCCGAGAGGAATCGCAGTTGGCTCGGGTACCGTCGCAGGATCGACAGAACTCGCTCAACGCTTCGTGTATCGCATCGATCTCCGGTCCGGACTCCCGGCGACTGCAGACGCGCGGATAGCCGCCGCAGGTCATCGTGTGACCGTGATGTTCGCCGCACGTCTCGTACGTGTGACTGTAGCAGCCGCCGGCCCCGTGCCGTTCGCCGTTCATGGCGCGGTGCTTGTGGTGGAGCCGATCTGCGAGACGCGCCGCTTCTAACAGTTTCTCGAACTCGGGATTGTTGGTTGTCTCCAGGTTGAGCAGCGTTGCTGGTTCTTCGCGCGCTTCACTGATCACTGATCCGAATCCGAGGCCCTTGAGCGCATCGATGATGTCGTGACCGGTCAGGTTGTCGATCTCGAGCGCCATCGTCGCGATGGTGACGAGCATCTGACGCTCGGTGAGTGGCTCCGTCACGCGAACCCCGCAATCAGGGACTCGATCACTTCGTGCCTGACGATGACATCGAAGTTTTTCGACGGATAGTATCGCGGCGGGAGCCCTGAGGAGTCGGTGTGTACCAGTTGCACCTGCGGAAGACTCCCCGGCACATACACATCGAGTACGTTGGGCAATTTCCAAGGAATGGAGTCTCCGGGAGATTCGGTCCACAGCCACGTGTGGTCAACGAATCCGTACCTCCCGTCCGCGTAGTCGAGACAAAGCACACGACCGACAGCACGAGCGAGCTCGTGACATCGGATCGGTTCTCCGTCTCCGTCGAGGTACGGTGCGTTCGCGACCAGATTCTGTGCCTGCTTCAGCAGGTCCAGTTCTCGCCTGGTGAAAATGTGTCTCTCTGAGTACTCGATCATCGTGCAGCGGACTCCTCAAGCATCGCGCGTATTACGGCGGCGAGGGGCGGTTTGATTCCCGTATTTTTGCTCGCCTCCTTCTGCCGCTTGACGATTTTTGCGTGAAGCGCCATCGAAATGCGGGTGGAGATCAAAATTTCCGTGGTTTTCTTCATGCTCATGGCTCCTCTAACTATCTGAATTTTTCCTTGTTGACAAGGATAACATTCGTGCCGTAAGCTCGACGGCGAGAGTAGGAGAGAGTGAGTGATGAAGACATACGTGGCGACGGCGACAAAAATATACGTGGCCTCAAGCTGGCGGAATCCGCATCAACAGAGCGTCGTCGAGATCCTTCGACAGAGCGGGCACGACGTTTACGACTTCAGGAATCCGGCTCCCGGAAATAACGGATTCGGGTGGCGCCAGATCAATCCGCACTGGGTTCCGGGTGAACCGGTAGCCGCAGAAGAGTTAGTCAAGACGCTTCAACACCCGATAGCGAAAGCAGGGTACTTGCTCGACATCACTGCGCTTCGCGAGTGCGACGTTTGCGTGTACGTGTTGCCTTGCGGACGCTCTGCGTCCTGGGAATTCGGGTACGCGATGGGACAGGGAAAGCGCTGCTACGTCGTACAGCTCGAACCGCAGGAGCCGGAGCTCATGTTCCGAGAGGCGACGTTTATCACGAGCTTGGACGGGTTGCGCGATGTCTGACGAGATCAAGTACGTCGCTCTACTCGACACTGAGACCACTGGAATGGATCCGAAGGTCGACAGGACCATCGAGGTAGCGGTCGCGCTGTTCGATGTCGCTCACGCGCAACCGGTTATATCGTTCGCGAGCCTGATCCGCGGGGAGTCCAACGCAGCGTTCGCTGTGAACGGGATCCCGGCGGGGATGCTTCCGTCTGCGCGAGAGGCGGATCCGGTGTGGCGCGCGGTGCGCTGGATTATCGAGCCGGCCACTGTGATCATTGCTCACAACGCCGAGTTCGATTGGCAGTTCTGTCCAAACTTCGACAAGCCATGGGCTTGTTCGGAAAACGATTTCAAATGGCCGGGGCGTGAGCGAGGCGGCTCCCTTGTGCACCTGGCTCTGTCGCTGGGACTCGGCGTCGCTAGCGCGCATCGCGCGATGGCCGACGTCGACACGCTCTCGCGCATCTTCACTCGACTCGCGGAGCGCGGACATGACCTGCAGGCGATCATCCGCCACGCGATGCGACCGAAGGCGATGTTTCACTCGCTCGCGTCGTATGACGACAGAGAGATGGTGAAACAGGCAGGATTTAGGTGGGACCCGAGCAAAAAGATCTGGTGGCGGCGGATGCCGGAGGAAGACGCGAAAGGACTTCCGTTCAAGGTCAACAAGGTCGTCGCGTGAGCTTTCTGTCGGACGCTCTGGAGAGACTTGCGCTCGACGCTATAGATCGATCCCGTTACTTTCAGGCGCGCGCGGGAGAGCCGGCGCTTGGCTCAGTGAACAATCCGCCGGCCATTCGAGACGAGCTCGGTAGAGCTCGCGCAAGACTAATTGCGGAAGGGTTCATTGAGGCCTCGAGGCTGCTCGAGGAGCTGGCAGAACAAAAGCGATGACCACCGAGGAGGAATTGGCTCAAACGCGCCGCGAGTTGGCGCTTGCTCGTCACGAGCTCGAGATAGCGGACGCCGCATACACGGCCATCATCGAGGTGCTTCGATCGATACTGCCGGTGTTGTCGGGGAAGGAAGCAATGGCGGTGCGCGTTCTCTTGGAAGGGGAGAGCGAGATCGGTCGGAGTGAGAGGAGCAACTGAGTAATGAGCGAAGAGATGATCCGCCCAGAAATCCGCGCGCTGATTCAGCGCGGAAACGTGACTCCTGAAGAGACGGCGAGTCTTCGATGTAACTCTTGGGAGTGGCAAGCGCTCGTGCCAGCGATGAACGACGACGCTTTTCTGGCTGCGATGCAGCATGCGCTCGACAACTGTTTCACCACGAGACGGAGACCGTTCACCACGTACAACGAAGCCGTTGAAGGGTTGTACGCGCCTGAGCTGATCCGCAGGTTTCGTGAGTTCAAGGAAGCGGTCGAAGCGGAGCACGACGATCAAGAAAGCCTGTATTCAGGAGCAACAGGATCAGATTGCCACGTGTCAAGCAATCTTCAGACAAATGGCCGCCGCCGGAAAGATCGCTCGAAACCCGGACGGCCGCATCAACAACTGCGCGCTAGCAAACCGAGACGAAGAGAAAAACTGTCAGATGTGCGGCGGTGCCTGTCCTGACCGTGAGGCGTTCGCGTTCGCGAAACAGATTGCCGACATCCCAGGACCGGGCGTGTACGAGTCGACGCTTACTGATCACGTTTTTCCGGAACTGTTTGAGGGGAAAGATGACAAAAGTAAGTGACTGTGGCTGGGACAACGAAGACGCCATCTACGACTGCAGCGCATTGCATCCGCTCGAGGAGGAGGAGGAGGCGAGAAGCGAGTCTCTCTTGGAGTACGACCGATTGAATCCAAAGAGAGCCGGCTACTGGAAAACAGGAACCGGATTCGAGATCAAAATCTCCGAGATGACCGACGATCACCTGTGCAACGCACTCGCGTACGCAGAGAGGATCGGTTTTCCGGAAGACAAAATCGAAGAGCTGCGAGCGGAACTGAAGAATCGCAGGCGAATATAGGTGAATCATGGGAATGCTCATCTGTCCAAAGTGCAACGCTCGGTACCAGCAAGATCACGAATGTCCTGAAGATGGTGAGTCGATGCTCGATCGGATTCGCGATCTGGAGAAGAAGGTGGAAAAAATGCAAGAACAGATCGATGGATTGACCGACAAATGACTCAGGTTTTTCTTTGGGAGACGAAAACGTCGAGCGAAGATATCTCCTTCGGCTCAACCTTCTGGAAACGCACCACGCTCGATCCGCAGCTCTCTCTCTACCTGCCCGCCGTGCGCGCGATGGGTCACGACGTGCGCGGATGCGTGTACGATGTGCTGCGCAAGCCGGATCAGAAACCGTCCGCAATCCCCGAGCTCGACTCCGACGGAATCAAGATCGTCGTCGATGCCGCGGGCCAGCGTGTTCGCACGAAGGACGGTAAGAAGTGGCGCCAGACCGGCGACACGGAGCTCGGATACGTGCTCAAGTCTCGTCCGGAGACACCAGAGGAGTATGGTGCTCGCTGTCTCGAGGCGATCGCAGAGAACCCGCAGAAGTATTACGCTCGCGGAGTCGTCGTTCGTCTCGAGGCCGACGAACGCGAAGCTGCAGCGGACATCTGGAACACCGCTCAGCACATGCGAGAAGCGCGTCGTCTGAACATCTATCCGCGCAATCCGGACTCGTGCATCCAATGGGGGCGCGAATGCGACTACTTGAACGTGTGCTCGGGAATCACCGACATCAAGGATCCGTTGCTGTTCAAGTTCGACGAAGACGTGCATGAAGAGCTCGCGTCAGACGGCGCACTGGTGTCGAGCGATCTGAACTTGCTTACTCAGAGCTTCATGCGCGCCTATCGCAAGTGTCCGCGTCTTGCGCAGCTTCGCTACATTCTGCGCATGCGACCCATCAAGCGAGCAGATACGCTCTCCACTGGTCATAGCGTGCACGCAGCTCTCGACGTCTTCCGGAGAGGCGGTGATCGCTACGTCGATGCCGCGATCGATGCGCTCGAGACGGAAGATCCGTACGTGCGCGCCAAGGAGCGGGCGATGATCATGGGCTACGCGGCGTACTGGGGGCCCACGACAGGAGTGGTCGCTATCGAGAAACTGTTTCAGATCCCGCTCATCAACCCTGCCACCGGTGCTGCCTCGAAAACGTTTTCGCTAGGCGGGAAGGTCGACGCCATCGTCGAGGCGGAAGCGGTGCGGGATTTGACGTCGCCGGTCTGAGGAGAGCCATAAAACCATGAAAAAAACCTGGGGATTCCTTAAAGAGCACCGTTCGTTCCAGGCGGCTATCTACGACAGCCCGAACGGATACAAGGTAATCATCACCATGCTTGGAAAAGTCTTCGGTAGCGCCGTTGCTATAAGTGCTGCGAAGGCAATGGGGGAAGCCGTTGAAATGGCTGAAGGAAGACTCAGGGAGGCCCATCGACAGATACGTGAGGACGCGAAAAAGCGTCTTGCTCGGAAACGGGGAAGATCCGCAAGCCGCAAACGTAGACTTTGACAACAAGCGCAACACGCGCTACACAAGGATTCCAGCCATGCCGAAAACCTCTCGAGACTCGCTCAACGCCAAGGGAAAACGCGACGCTTACATGTTCGATCCGGAGGACGTGATCCTCGTCGAGGACGAGAAGTCGCCGCTCTACGACGAACGGGTTCACCTGCCGGTGAGTGAGTCCCTGGTTCTGAACATGATGCACGCGCCGGATGGCGTTCCTCAGGGAGTGATCGAGCCCATCACCGTTGCGCGCAACACCGAGACTGGGAAGGTTGAGGTGGTCGTCGGACGACAGCGCGTGAAGGCAGCTCGCGAGGCGAACAAGCGCCTGAAGAAGCAGGGTCTCGAACCGATTCGAGTGCCCGCGATGATTCAGCGCGTGTCCGCCGGCAACGGCTACCGCGCGATGGGCGTTCTCATCAGCGAGAACGAAAACCGCCAGGACGACACGCCGATCGGGCGCGCCAAGAAGATGCAGCGCTATATCGAGCTCGGGCGCGACGAAGCTGAGGTGGCGGTGTTGTTCGGTATCAGCCAGGCGTCGGTCAAGAACATGCTGGGGCTCCTTGATGCACCGGCGATCGTGCGGAGCGCTGTCGAGGCTGGCAAGATCTCGACGAGCGAAGGGTACAAGCTCGCCAAGCTGGAGCCGGCAGACGCGAAGGAGAAGGTAGAGGAGCTCATCGAGAAGGCTCCGCGAGCTCCCGGGCAGAAGCGTCGCAAGAACGGCACCAAGGCGCGAGAGATCGTCACCGGCAAGAGCACTGTCAGCAAGAAGGGGGAAGACGCCGTGGCGACCGACATCGCTGCGTGGATCGACGCGAACTACGAAGACGTGGGTGAGATGACCAAGTGCATCCGCTCAGGGAAGTGGAGGTCGGTGCGGGGAGAATAAAAGACTCGCGGATCAGCTCCATGTCTATCCCCCCTCCGTGGAGTCCCGCAGCGGAAAGGTGAAATCCGTACAACACACACCCGCAGCGTGAAAAGGCTCAGGTCACGTCAGACCGTTTGGTCTGGAAGATTCTGAGATAGGAACGATGCGCGCATGGGACCCGGAAGGCGAAAAACAACCAGAAACCGCTGTGTAGCCTCGAGCGCGCGGGACAGTCGGGGCACTAACTTCGATCGGAAGAACAGAAGGAGTCTGAGAAAAAATGATTGATTTGAAGAGAGTCAGCTCCGGCAAACAGAAACTCGAGCCGCGTGTGCTCGTCTACGGTGGGGATGGTGTAGGCAAGACCCGTTTCGCCGCTGGTGCTCCGGATCCGTTTTTTATCGACGTCAACAAGGGCTCGTACCAGTACGACGTGAAGCGCGTTGTGCCTGAAACGTGGCCAGAGGCACTCGAGTGGATAACCGCTGTTGAGACCGGCGCGCAGAAGTGCGGCTCGCTGATCATTGATGCGCTGGGAGATCTGGAACACCTGGGCAACTTGGAGTTCTTCCCGGGATCTACGATCGACAAGTGGGACGGCGGATACGGAAAGGGTGAAACGGTTGCGCTCTCCCGGTGGCGTGAGCTTCTTGCGGCCCTGGAGCGAGTCTGGAAGACCGGGAAGCCAATCATCTTCGTCGGACACATGAAGGTGAAACACTTCGACGATCCGACGGGGCCGGCGTACGACCGGTTCGAGATTTCGATGCGCGACAAGATCGCTGGTCTCCTTCGTCAGTGGAGCGACTATGTGCTGTTCGCTCGAGAGGAGGTCAGTCAACAGAAAGTCGGTGGCGACCTGAAGGCGGTGACCTCTGGCGTTCGCTGGGCCTACACACAACGCTGCCCAGCCTTCGACGCGAAGGCGCGCGGTACTACGATGTTTCCGTCTCGTGTGCTCTTGTCGTGGGATGAGTTCGCCAAGGCGCGAGCAGAAGACGACGCGCGAGCCGTTGCTCTCCGAAAGGAGATCGATGAGATGCTTGCGGAGATCAACGACAAGGGTCTGACCACCATGGTCAACGAATACCTGCGAGCTAATTCTGCAATGATCGTCGAGGCGCGAAACCGCGTAGCGGCTCGACTGGAAGAATCACGCGCGGCATCGAAGGAGAAAACAGGAACATGATTGCACCGGGAGACTGCGAAGGACGAGCGATTCAGGGAAAGGTTCAGTTCGGGGAGAGCGAGTCAGGTTCTCTCCAGATCGCCATCGATATGGAGCTTCGCCGAGACGGAAAGATTGTCGGAGAGATGACCACATTTCTCTATTTCACAGACAAATCGATCGTGTACGCCTACGAGCGTCTTCGGTTGCTCGGCTGGAAGGGTCAGGGTCCCCAGGATATCGACAACCTGGGGAATATCTACCAGAACTGGGTGCCCTGCCAGGTGAAGGCTCCGGAGCAGTACAAGGACAGCGCCGGCGTCATCAAGATGGGCTCAGCGAAGCTCGAGATCGTGACCAGCGCGGGCACCGTGACGCTTTCCAAGCCGCTCGATGTGAACACGTTCAAGGCGCGCCTGGCGGCTCTGGGAGGGGGCGGAGGCGGCTCTGCGCCGGCCTCCGGGGGAGGGAGCGCGCCGCCCTTCTAGGGACGGCAGAATTCTTCCTCTGTCGGGCCCGTTTTGGTGGCCGTAGAATCTTTTTTGCGAAGCACGGGCCCGGCGGGGTAGATCCGTCTGTAGACAACGTAGACAAGAACGGGAATTGGAGATCCCGAACATGACCAATTGGAGCAAGTATCAGCAGGCGGTTTTCGACGACGTTGCGAACGGTTCCGGGCACACGGTAATCACCGCGGTCGCCGGCTCGGGCAAGACCACCACGATCGTCAAGGCTATGGAGTACGTTCCGACAGGCTGTCGGACGCTCTTCGTGGCGTTCAATAAGAGCATCGCTGAGGAGCTCAAGAAGCGCGCTCCGCGGGGCGTAGAGGTGTCAACGCTGCACTCGTACGGCCTGCGCACGATCACCAAGTGCCTCGGACGCCTGCGCATCGACGCAAACCGGGTGGAAGACCTGATCAAGGCCGCCCTCGGCGACGATCCGAAGGAATTCGACATGCGGCGCGACCTGGCGAAAACGGTTTCGCTCGCTAAGGGGCAGCTCGCCAGCGACGAGGCCGATATCGACGCAATCGTCGACGCCTTCGAAATCGAGTCGGCGAAGAACGGGGAACGCGCGACGTTCATTCAGAACGCGCTCAAGATCCTTCTCCAGTGCACCGAGGTTCAGGAGGACGGGCGGATCGACTTCGACGACATGATCTGGCTTCCGGTGGTCCTCGAGCTCCGGCAATCGAAGTTCGACCGCGTGTTCATCGACGAGACACAGGACTTGAACCGTTGTCAGATCGAGCTTGCGATGCGCGCGGTCTCGGAGAACGGTCGGATCTGCGCCGTTGGCGACCCGCGGCAGGCCATCTACGGCTTCCGCGGAGCGGATTCGAGCGCCGTCTCCAACGTGGTGAGCCGGCTGCAGGCGAAGGTTCTGCCGCTCAGCGTGTGCTACCGGTGCTGCAAGTCGGTCATTCAGGAAGCGCAGACCGTCGTTCCGGAGATCGAATGGGCGCCGGACGCTGTCGATGGCGTGGTGTCGGATGCGACCTCCAAGAGGATGTATCGCGAAGCGAAACCGGGAGACTTCATTCTGAGCCGCACCAATGGCCCGCTGATCTCGATCTGCATGGCCCTTCTCACCGAGGGGCGCCGGGCAAACATCCAGGGCCGCGACGTTGGTGCCTCGCTTGCTGCGTTCGTCCGGAAGAGCAAGGCGAAGACGGTCGAAGCGCTTCGCGATTACGTCGAGACGTGGCGCAACAACGAATGCGCCCGCCTGGCGCAGAAGCGTCGCGATACCACTTCGGTGGAGGACCGCGCGGAGTGCATTCTCGCTCTCAGCGATGGCGCGAAGACGGTCGGAGAGGTAACACGCCGCATCGAGTCGTTGTTCTCGGACGGTGACGAGAAGTCGAGGATCACGCTGTCGACGACGCACAAGGCAAAGGGCCTCGAGCGCGACCGGGTCTGGCTGCTCTCCGACACGTACATGAAGCGTCCGGGACTGGAAGAGGAGAATCTCTATTACGTCGCCTGCACTCGGGCGAAGAAGGAGTTGTTTCTTGTCGCAGGAAAAAGAACTGATCCCTGAATACTGTCCGGTTAACTCCCCGACCCTGCGTTGTCCAAAGACGCAGGCCGGGGAGGACGGGGGCGTCAAGTGCTGCGTCAAGTACTCTGGCCACTTGACGCCATGTCTCTTCGAAACGTTTCCTGGAGGTCGAAGTAAGGCTGACGGAAGGTGTCCGAACTGTGGGTTCGAGATCAAATGATGCATGACAGCCCAGAACTGTCCTCCCTCCGTGAAGCCATCGAGCACGCGGTGGCCTACGAGAGCCCGAGAAAGCTGCTGACGGAACGGCTGGATGCGTTGGTTGCGGTGTGGGACAACGAGATCGTGAAGCTGCGTGAGCAGACGCAGGGTCAAATTACAGCGAAGGAAGCGGCATACAACGAGCTAGTGGATGAAGTCCACAGAGCGGCTCGCGAGACTATGCGCGGCGCAGTGGAGGAGTTGGAGCGACTGAAGCAGACGCCAGTGCCGGCAATCGCATTGCTTACCGGTCACGCGCTGACCCGTCAGCAGTGTCTTTTCATCTGGGAAGAGGAAGAGATCGGCGGCGGGTACCACCAATTTATCGTGGGGCACGCGACGGCTGAACGCGACTGGGACGAACCGTATCGTCGCACCGGCGTTGCCGAGTATCGGAGTCGCGTGGTCGCGTACGTCCCGCGTTCCGAACTCGCTGCCGCAATCGCAGCGAAGGAAGCGGCGGAGCTAAGCCTTAAGTACGAGCAGGTCCACTACCGTACCGCCGCAGAGGAACGCGACCGCCTCTCCGCCGAGCTGGCGGAAGCGAAAGGCTCGTACGAATCGGCTGCCGCGGATCGGCATCAGCTCATGAATCGGCGTGACCAGGAGATGGCCGCGCACGACAACGAGATTCAGTCGACTATCGTTAGAGCGGTGCGGTTCGCCGCAGAATTCTCCAGCAGCGGCGGTAGGCCTATTCCTAAGCAAGATCTGAATGATCTTGCTGACGCCATCGAGCGAGGAGACGTGAGGGTACCGTGACGGCCCGTCCATTTCTCAAGTGGAGCGGCGGAAAAACGCAACTGCTTCCACAGATCCTCGAGCGCCTGCCGAAGAAGATCAATCGGTATTTCGAGCCGTTCGTCGGCGGAGGGGCGGTGTTCTTCGCTCTGGCGGCGGAGAAACGTTTCAAGTTTGCGACGCTGTCTGACTCGAACGAGGAGCTCATCAATGCTTACCGGATGGCGCAAACGCTTCCGGGGCTACTGGTTGACGCATTGAAGAAACACGGGGAATCCCACTCGGAGGAGTACTTCTACGAAATTCGCGGAAAGGATCCGTTGAAGCTGACCCCGACTCAGCGTGCCGCGCGAATGATCTATCTCAACAAGACGTGTTTCAACGGCCTCTACCGAGTGAACAAGTCAGGCGGATTCAACGTTCCGTTTGGCGACTACAAGAGCCCAAAGATCTGCGACGAAGAAAACATTCTCGCCGTCTTTGAGGCGCTGCGCGACTCTCAGGTTTTTGCTCGAGAGTTCGAGGACGGAGTCTACATGGCCAAGCCTGGCGACGTCGTCTACTTCGATCCGCCGTACATGCCAGCATCACCTACAGCAAACTTCACCGCGTACACCAAGGCAGGGTTCTATCCAGAGGATCATCAGGCCTTGCGAGATCTGGCGTTTCGCCTCGACGAGAAAGGTGTTCACGTATTGCTCTCCAACGCAGACACGCCGAAGGCTCGCGAGCTGTACAAGGACTTTCTGATCGAAGAAGTGCAGGCGCGCCGCAACATCAACTCCAAAGGTGAGAAGCGCGGAAATGTCGGGGAGCTCCTCATTCGTGGGCCGAGTGCAAGGTGAACATCTCGGTCAAGCTGTTACACGGACAACAGCGTAGCAAACTGCAGCTGCTGGTAGCCTCAGTTGCTCACTGGCGCGTGTACGGTCAATTTCCCAGACGCTCACGAGTGGCGAGAATTCTAATCATAGACCACGACAGAGCGACCAGGCTTGTACGTACGCTAGAGATCTGGGGTCTCGTTCGTGTCTCTCGTAGGCTCACCGTCGTTGTCACGGAGCGCGGGTTCGAGGCGCTTGAGGAGCTGCTGGGATACTCTCCCGAGCGCTTCTCCCGATCTAGCGTCCAACTCTCTCCAGAGCTCGCGCGGTGGCTGGTCGAATCGAAGCGA